CTGCTCGACCGGCTCGAAGAGCTCGGCGTGCGGCTCGTGTCCGTGACGGAGGGCGACTCCGAAGAGGTCCCTCGGTTCGTCCTGGAGGTGATGTTCAGCCTGGCGGCTCAGGAGAGCCGGGAGAAGAGCAGGCGCGTCTCCCTGGCACACCAGTACACCGCGCTCAAGCTCGGTCAACCGGTCAGCGCCCACCGGATGTACGGATACAACTACGACCCGGCGTCCAAGTCGCTCGAGATCCACGCCGAGGAGGCACGCGTCGTCAGGCTCATCTTCGAGCGCTATCTCACGGGCGCCGGCGACGCGCAGATAGCTCGGGAGCTCAATGACGGGCGGCTCGCCGGCGCGCCCGTTCCGCCGCTGCGCGGCCAAGCGTGGGGGACGTCGAGCGTGGCGCGCCTCTTGACCTCACCAATCCGCGCGGGCCTGGTGACCTACAAGAGCCGCGTCGTCGGCGACGGCATCCCGGCGATCGTCGACCAGCAGATGTGGGATGCGGTGCAGGCCACGCGCTCGATACGCCGGAGGGCCCAGCGGCGACCGAGCAGAAGCGAGGGGCACCTGCTCTACGGGATCGTGCGGTGTGCCGGATGTGGTGGCCCCATGTCGGTGAACGACCCCGGCCGATGGGGATCGTATCGATGCACACGAGGCTATGACTCTGGTCTGCCCTGCGAGGAGCGCGCCACCATGAGCCGGGCGTGGCTGGACGACTACGCGCAGAAGTGGTTCTTCGACCACATCGACCGCGAAGACGTGGCCGCCAGACGGCGATCGGCTGACGAGCAAGACTCGCCCAATCAGGCGCTTCGTTCAGAGAAAGCACGGCTTGAGGCTGCGATGACGCGCCTCCGGGACGCCTACGCCGTCCACTCGGAGGTCAGCCTCGACATCTACCGGCAGGGTGTCGATGAGATCGAGGGACACCTCGAGATCGTGCAGGAGAAGATCCGGGCCAGCGAAGAGGGCCGGGTCCTCAAGGCGGCGATCCCTCCACGCTCGGTCGATGCCCTCTGGCCTTACTTCACGATCCCGGAGAAGCGAACCGCGCTGGGCGCGTACATCGACCGGATCGAGGTGCGCCGACGGCCGCGGGGGGTCGGACCGAGCGACGACTGGGTGTCCCTCACAGAGCGCCTGACGTAGCGCCACGACTTCCTAATGTCGTATGGATAGGTCCCGGCACCCCTCGGGAGCTATGCGGCCTCCTGGGCCACCACAGCGGCTCTCAGACGAGCCCCTAACGGCGCTCAGCCGTCAGGGTCGGCCGCGACCGCACCTGCCGGATCGCCGTTGCCCGCAGACGGGCTCGCCTGGACAATGGTCGTGGTCGGCGCCGGCGGCTGGACGATCTGCGGACGCGCCGACAGGTCGCTCGCAGCGCTGCGCAGAGCGTAGACCGACGCGCCGCCGGTCAGGATGCCCGAGGCAGCGAGGAGCGCACCGGTGTCGAGCGAGGGCAGCTTCGTCGCCTTGAGGAACACGCCACCCGTCGCGACGGCCCACGCAAGCACCGCAGCCAGGAAGGCGACGAACGACCGTCCGCCGACGCGGTCCCAGATGCTCGTCGTCGACTCGGGCTGGGTTGTCATTCGTCCTTCTTCGAGAGCGCTTGCTCGAGGGCTTCGATCTTGTTGAGCGCCCTGTCCAGCCGGTCGTTGACCAGAGCATGAATCTCATCCAGCTTGGTGTTCGTCCCACTGGTGCCGACCCGGGTCACCTCGGCCTTGGTGATGAGAGCTTCGAGACGTTCGAGGACTTCCTTGTGCTCTTCGCGAACGAGCCGGGCGTTCTCCTGGCCGAGCTGCCGGTTCTGCTCGTTGAGCTTGACGATCTCTGTGTCTCGTTCGGCAAGAGCTCTGGATTGCTCGTGCGTCTTGGCCCGGTAGTACTCCATCTCCTTCATGACCTCACCGGTGAAGTCGCCCTTGCCCTTGCGTCGATTGAGGATTCCTCCTGCGACGACGGTCACAACGGTGGAGATGGCCGCAGTAACGGCGATGACCGCGCCCAGACCCGAACCGGGATCGATCGAACCTTGTGTCAGCGCCGAGAGATAGACCACGCGCCGCCTCCGTTGTAGACCGCTGCGCAGCACGCGTAGAGGAACGCGTACAGGACCGTGAGCAGGTGGTCGGCGCCGATGAACTGGTGAGGCGAGGCGGGGATAGTCCCGTCCGGGTAGTGCCCCGCCCACGCGGAGAAGAGGGCCGAGAACGCGCTCATGAAGAGCAGCGCGATCTGAGGGACCATCGTGCCGATGCCCTTCAAGCTCATCCCTGGATGGCGAAGACCGTACGCTCCGAGCGCAGCCGTTACGAGTAGGACGACCACTCCCCACGGCCGTTGCCCGACGAGTGCGATGAGATAGGTCGTAGGGGTGGTGTTCAGCTCTCCCACCGCCGTCGCGAACAGAACCGCCCAGCCGAAGGTCAGGAAGACGGTGAAGAGCAGGACGAAGAACCCACCCCGGCGGATGAGGTAAGAGAGGCGGAAATTGACCGGCTGGCCGCTCACGAACCCCCTAGGTATGCCTTCACGGCGGCCGTCACGTCGATGCCCTGTTGCTTGGCGACGGCCTTGACGATCGTGTCGAGCTCGACGTCCTGCTTCTCGCCGTTCGGCCCGACGGCGAGCTTGGAGAACAGCGCCTTCCAGACCTGCCCGCCCTTGGTCTTGGCGTCGGTGTAGTAGGCGTCCATCAAAGCGTTGAACTTGTCCTGGTCCACCGGTAGCTCCTCTCCGTTCGCGGCCTGCGTGACCCATCCGAGATACACATCCCACGGAAAGTTCGGGCCCGGGTCGCCGTGGTCGGTCTGGTGCCATGCGTTGCTGACGTCGACGTGCCCACACAGTCCGCGCTTGCCCGCCTTGAGATCGGCGACCGACAGACGGACGACCGGGATGGCGTGGCGCTTGCAGATATCGGCGACCAGCGCGGCCGAGCGCTTGAGCGTCAGGACCCCGTTCTCGGCATCGAGCCATTCGGCCCGGGTCTGGTGCATGTAGCCGTCGTGCTCGATCCCGATCGAACCCGCATTCGGTGGCGCGTGGTAGGCGATACGGCTCTCACGAACGCACTGCACGATGCTGTCGCGATCGACGACGTAGGTCGCGCTCGCCTTGCGTCCGTCCGGCATCGTGTGGAAGTACTGCGCGATTTGCTCGGCGCTGTTCGGACCTTCGGCGTATTCCTCGTCATGAACGACGATTCGCGTGACGGTGCCGTTGTCCCCGCCGAAGAACCGCGCTTGGAGGAACGAGGTCACCAGCGGGGAATCACCGACCATCGCCGACTCCTGCTCGCCTGACATCTCGCGCACCATCGCGACGACCTCGTGTCCGTAGGCACTGTTCGGCGCCCACTTGCCGCCCAGGTCCTCGACGCTCGGCGCGGTGCCGAGCAGCGAGGCGAAGTGGCGCGGGTCCGGTGTGACGGCGAGCGGGAAGCCGGACGCGCCGGCGTACAACGCGAGGTGATGGACGAAGGCGGCGATCCCCTCGGCCCACGACGCGAAGCGCATATGAGCGTTCGGGTCGTAGTTGCCACCGCCGACGGCTCGCTTGATCCCGGCCGGGTTGTGGTAGGTCGCGTCGATGACACCGCCGAACAGACCGAAGGCCGTCTCTTTGCAGCTCTGCGCGAAGGCGACGGCCGGGTCGACGCCGACGCTCTGCGCTACCCGCCAGAACGTGGGGATGAGCGTGAGCCAGTAGCTCGGTGCGCCCTTGGATGAGGCCCACACGGCGGCCTGCGATTCGGTGGCGCGCGGAGCATGCAGGATGGGCGTGGACACCGTTCATGACTCCTCGACACCAACGGCGTGGACATGTGTGGAACCACGGTCTTCCCAATCGCCGAGAACGCCGACGATCACTCGCGCGGCCGGAAACCACAGGCCGGGAAGCGGCAGCGGCACGTAATGCCAGACACTGGCGACGATGATGAACGTAGTCCACGAGCCGAAGCACCAGGCGCAGGTCATCAACGCGTAGGCGTAGAGCCAACGCCCCGGACCTGGGTGCGCACGCTGCTCGATCGTCTTGTGGTCTCGCAGCCACGCACGTAGTCGCACCGAGGGCGGCCAATCGTCTGCGGTCACCACTCGTTGCATGCCGTAAGAGGCGAGACCAATGAAAGCAAGGAGTACGGCGTATCCCGCGGGGTGAGTGATCACGAGAACGTCACCGATGCGGGAACCTCGATGACCAGGAACGCGAAACCGGAGTTGAGGTCGGCTTTGAACTGGTGGTCGCTCTCGCGGATCTTTCCCCGGAGCTGGATGTTGAGCGCGCCGGCAGGGACATCGCTCTCCGCCACGAAGTTCGTGTAGTGCTCGTACATCTGCGAGCCGTCGGCGTTCACTGCGGTGGGCCAACTCAGACCGAACGGCCGGGTCCCGACGTCGTTGCCCGCTCCGACCTCCACGCCGACATCCACCACGCATGATCCGGTCTGGCCGGTGTCGATGAGAAAGCCTGAGACCGCGAACAGGATCAGCAGATCGGTCTCACTGTCGCTGCCGACCTTGGTGAAGCTCTTGCGCGTGAAGTCCGTCCCACCCCAGTCCTCGTATGTATCGCCGCTGAGCACCCATCCGGGCGACGGGCCGTCGCCGTAGTTGCCACCGAGGATGCGCATGAAGTCGGGGATATCGTTCGGATCGACCAGCAGGCCCGATGAACTCTTCGAGAGCAGGTTGCGCGCGAGAGGGTCGATGATGGCATCGACCTTCCACTTGGAGCTTGAGCTTCCCGCGCCCGACCACTTGATCGTGTCCGAGTCTTCGGTCACGCACTGGCACCCAAGTATAGAAGCCTCGACGCATCCGCATGGCATGGGGTGTGTTATGCTCCTTCCCGATGGCTCGACGCAACAAGCCCTGGACGCTCGACGAAGTCCTCGCCAACGGCGAGCGGACGCCCGAGGGCTGTCTGCTCTGGAAGGGCTACATGAACGGACTCGGATATGGACGAGTGAAGGTCGAAGGAAGGGTCTGGGTCGTCCACCGCTACGTTTGGACGAAGATGCGCGGGCCGATCCCAGATGGGATGACGCTCGACCACACCTGCCACAACGAAGCGGCGGCACTCGGCCTCTGCGTCGTGGCCGAAGGGCTCTGTCCGCATCGCCGGTGCTACGAACTCGACCACCTCCGGATCACAACGCAGCGCGAGAACTGGCTCGCTGGACGACAAGGTGGAGCCGCGAAGTGGCGCGGCCTCACGCATTGCCTGCGCGGGCATCCGTTCGACGAGGCCAACACCACGCGGCTCTCCAATGGAAACCGACTCTGCAAGACCTGCTCGAGGATGCGCGCAGAGAAGTACCGCGCCGCCCGACGAGCCGCTCAGCCACCGAAGGAACCCGACCTCTACTGTCCGCGCGGCCATCTGCGTTCGGAGCATCAACGGCGAACCTATCGAGGCATCCCATACTGCCTTGCGTGCCTTCGCGAGAAGACGCGCGAGCGGCGTGCGCGTTTGCGAGAACAGAGTTCGTAGTGGTTCCACGCATCCACAGGGCATCCGGGTGGGTCCTCCTTCGGAACACGACGAAACGGCCTCGTCGCCTCCGCAGGTCAGCACCCACGGGCCGTGGCTACCAGGTCAGGCTACGTCAGACGGGTGCTGGACTCAACCGTCCTTCATCCGATGACCGCCCACACGTCCGGACACGGCTTGTTGGTCGGGAACTCGCCCATGAAGACGTAGTCGCCCCAGATCTTCCATCCTGAGTCGGCCTCGTGAGCCTTGACGGTCTCGTCGTCCTTGTCCGCGTAGTCCCCGACGAAGACGGCCTCGCCTGGTGTGAGTGCGAACGTCGCGGACGGGACGAAGGTGTAGCTGTCCCAGACCTGCCAGCCCGAGCTGGCGCTTCCCGCCTGCACGGTCGCATCGCCCGCATCGGCGTAGTCACCCACGAAGACGCTCTCGCCCGGCGTGAGGACGGCCATCAGGTTTGAGGGGTCACCAACACGAAGGCGTTCGTGACTATGAAGGCTCCGAACGTTCCCGTACCGGGCCACATCACAACGTAAGTGACGCCGTTGATGACTATCGTGTCGCCGATGTTCACCGTCCCACCCGTCTGGAAACAGAGGATCAATTCTGGTTTCAGCAATGCCCGGAAGGCACCAATGAGGTTGATCACTCCTGCTCCCCCTGTCCTCAGGACGCAGATGCGTGAAAGGGCAACCTTATTCCCTTGGAAGAGATCGTTGTTGTTTGGTGCGTTGCTTCCTGCTAACAGAGTCCAAGGAGCACATTCTCCATAGTTCCATTTTGTTTTCGTACCGTCAGTCACACCAGGTTCTCTGGACGCTTCGATACCCGAACCGCCTCCGGCTCCGTGCGCAAAGAGTGGACACGAGTCCGTCGCGACACCTGAGGCGACCATCGTGTCACCGAGCAGAGCGATGTGGGTTCCGAGAGTGCTACCGACTTGGCACGTTACCCAGATGCCATTCTTTGTCAGTTTGATCCAATACGAGAAGCCAGTCGTGTTGAGCGTGAAAATGGTCTCCTGCTGGACACCGACCACGCTTGCAGCGGCGGCATAAGTGTCAGAACGCCAGAACCCCGTACCCGTTGGGGCTTGAACAGCGGGCCCTGCAACTGGACGCTTGAACCGCTTGTTCGTACCACCCTCGTAGTCTTCGAACACATTGAAATTGGAACTCACAGCACCGTCCGTCACCGGCAGCCGCCACGCTACGTACCAGTCCGTCGCCGCGTCGTTCGCGTCGGTCCCGCTTCCCGCGCACTTGTAGACGTCGATCGAGTAGGACGCCGAGCCCGACTGACCTGCCCCCGTCCCGGCCGGGATGTTCTCGACGAACGACCAGTTGGCGACGCCCGACCCACCGAAAAGCGCCTTGATCTTCGTCGCGAGCGCCGCGTGCGGGGTGGCGCTGGTGATCACTCCTGAATCGAAGCTAATGGCGTTTACCTCCTCGTGATAACAACTGCCGATGTCCTGTCCCGCTCGACCTATCGAGGAACGGTTCTGGCCCAAGGTCGATAAGCGCCATTGGACGCAATGCTGGGAGTGGACTGGCGCAAGGTACGCGAATGGTTATGGAGCTATTGGGAGAGGGGGGAAATACGGCGGAGCCGTAGGCGCGCATCGCGTCTCGTACGAATTGGTCTATGGTCCGATCCCAAACGGCCTGCACGTCTGTCACCGATGCGACAACCGGGCGTGCTGCAACCCGGCGCACCTGTTCCTCGGAACGCGGAGCGACAACATGCGCGACTCCGCGCGGAAGCGACGGAGCAAGGAAACACGCAAGACGCATTGCCCGAAGGGGCATCCATATGACACATTCTTCCCCTCGCGCCCGAATCACCGAGTCTGTTCGATCTGCCATCGCGAGAGGACCAAACTCGCTCAGCGACGGCGTCGCGCGCGCGGTCTTCGATAACGCCATCTAGACCTCCTGGAAAAATATGGTCACGACCACCGGTCCGGTGCCGTTGCCCGTCGTCTCAGTGTGAATCTGGAAGTAATCGCCCTTGACGAAGTCGACGTCATCGGGCACGCGCTCCGTACCGAGGAATGAGGATGCGGGGATGGTCGGCTTGGTCGCGGACGGGAAGATCGACACCCCGTTCTTCGTGACATCGAAGGTTGCCGCGCCGCTGCCATCGCCTGCGCTGCGCTCGGCTCGCACGTAGAGGATCGTTCCGTCGCGATCGGCATACTTGCGCTGCCCGAAGCCGACGCGAACGAGAGTGGCATTGTTCGTCCAGTCGTAGGCCGCCTTGCCCACACCGTCTGCGCCTGGGGATCCGGTCGCTCCCGTCTCACCGGGTACACCAGCACCCGTGCGCAGGTTGCGAAACAGCTGCTCCAGATGTGCGACACGATCGGGCAGCGCTCGCGGGCGACGGGGCATCAGGCCGCCTCTACCTTGCGCACGAGGTTCAGCGTGATCTGCTCGCTCAGTGCGGCATCCATCGACATCGAGTCGATGGTCAGAGTTTCGTTCAGGACATAGACACCGAGCGTCAGCAATACCGGGACGTGGTTGCCGGGTACGAGATCGTCGTAATCGAGAGGGGTCGTCTGCTGCAGCTTCACCGGTAGGGCCACCGGCTCGGTGCTCGCCTCGGCCAGACCCGCCTGCGCGGCATGGGTGGCATCGAGGGTGTTGTTCGAGCCCGTCTGGCGATCGGTGATCTGCACCAGACCCGTGCGCTCGTCGAAACCGCCGGCGCGTCCTACGATTGGCGTGCTGCTCGTGGCGTCCGCAGGCTGCTCACCGACCACGATGAACTCCGAGGCAAACGACAGTCCGTCCAGGGTCGCTTCGGACTCGATCTGCACATGGGCATCGAGCAGGGTCCCGACCGTCTCGCCTACCCCGTCCGGGCGCACGCGGATCTGCCGCAGCAGCGTCGTGTAATAGAGGCCGCTGTCGGCGAGTTCGCGAAGCGAATCGGCCACGTACTTGGCCTCGCTGCGCAGCACCGTCCGGTTACCGATTGTGCCGAGTTCGACGAGATCCACGCTCAGACCTGGTGAGGGGTCCTCGAGCATGGCGTCGGCCACGAACAGCTCGAAGATGCGGGCGAGATCGTCGGTGATGTTGCGGTCGACCGGATGCACGCGTCGCTCGCCCCAGTGCGAGCAGTCCCGCGCACGGATGGCCACGCCGGCGCGTGAGAATCCCAGACCCTCCGAGATCGGGCCGAGCCACTTCGTCTCACCGTCCCGCACCAGCTCAAGCTCGTGCTCCCACGGTCTGATCTTTGCCAGTGGCCCGTAGCAGTAGTCCGGCACCTCGGACAGGGCCACGAAGCACGACCCTGTCGAGAACGTTGACCGCGCCCGCGTGTGCCGAGCCGAGGTCGCAGGCAATTCGAGGATCGTCCGACTTCCGCCGCGCTCAAGCAGGCGCGCCCTCCAGGAGCCGCAACCGAGGGTGCCGCCGGCTGAGTACGACATTTATAGCTCCCGCTTGCGGCGCTCGACCCTCCACACCACGTCATCGCCGGTCTCGTTGGTGAGATAGACGCAAACGGTGTTGCAGCGCGGGATCGTCGGCCAGCAGAAAGGCACGCGCGTCTCTCGTGAGAGCTTGTCGAAGCCTGGGACGTTGAGATGGCTCGTGGGATTGGCGTAGGTCACCGCCGTGCGCATCGCGTCGATCTCAAGTGAGGATTCAGGTGCCAGGTCGAGAAGCTCGTAGATGGCCGAGGCGGCCACGCGATCTTCGGGACACGTCGCGCCATCCAGCGACTCGGTGATGGTGATCATCGCCCCGTCATCGAAACCCGCATCGGTCGAGACCGTGATGACCAGCGCCTCGCTGCGCCAGTCCTCGGTGGCGAACACCACGCCATCGCCCGACCCATCCACGACCGTCACGTCGTCGACAGCCACCGTCGGCAGCGAGAACAGCCACGGCGAAGGAGCCTGCATCTGGAACTGGACGTTCTGCGTCTTGCAGTCCGAGAGGATCTCTATGGGCGAAGGGATGGGAGGCGAGATGAGCTTCGCTCCCGGCAGCAAGCGGAAATCGTCGTCGTAGGGTGCGCCGCCAAGCGAGCACGACGAGAGAAGCTCGAGATCGCTGCCACCGCAGCCGCAGTTCGTCCCACGGAGTGCCTCATTCAGCCAGCGCTCGCCCCAATACATCGCGCGCTGATCGGTGGCGACCATCCAGCCCTGCACGAGCACGCCCCGTGCACCATGTACTTCTGCTCCGATCACGGCACCCTCGTCCAGACGAGGCGTGCTCGAAGCCGATAGGACCGGCGACAATTCCACACCGTCGGCGAGGATGCCCATGAACCCAGCCGACTCAGGATGGTCCGAGTCGTACCAGGGCGCCGGATCGTCGGTCGGGGACACGAATCCGTCGTTCAGGGCCGGACACACTCGCCCGAAGCCCCGCACGGTCTTGACCAGGCCGGCATTCAGATAGGTCTGGGTGCGGACCTCGTTCATGATCTCGGTGCCGTCCAGGCATGCATAGGCCGGCAGCTTCACCGGGTCGCCTCCACGCCCATCAGATAAGCGACGTCTTTGCTCAGCGCCCACGGATCGCTGTGCGAGACGTTGAAGATCGGTGGTTGGCGCGAGGCCAAAAGGCTCGCGATCTCGCGGGCCATGACTCGGATCATCGCGAGCAGGTCCTTGGTGGGCCACTGACCGGTCGCATTCAGCGCCTCGAGATTCCCACGATTGCGCTCAGCCACCGAACGGCGCACGACGAACTCCCGAGTCTGCAGGATCGTCATGCGCTCGTCGTTGCGCAGGCCACCGTCGTGCATGCGCGGGACCCGCCCGCCTGCGTGCATGATCCAGCCGCCGCGATGTTCGGTGGTGATGCCGACGATCTCGCCTGAATGACCAGCCGGTGCCATTGGGCCCGTGAGGACGACCTTGTCAGATGTCTTGTCGATCTTGAGACCGACCTCCGCGCTCACGTGCAGACCGTCGATAGCGTTCAGCTTGTCGAGCAGCTTCTGAGCTTGCGTAAGCGGGATGCCGAGGGCGGTGGCGAGCTCTTTGGCACCGATGCGTGTCGTGCTGAAGTCGACGGTGGCGATCGAGAGCAGATCGCCCTTGATCCCCTGTGTTTGGACGTTCAGGCGACCGCGCGCATCGGCGAAGACCGTCACGACCTCGCCCGTCGACTTCTGGAGCTGCTCGACGACCTCGCCGCCCGCCTTGATGATCGGAGTCTTCACGTTGTCGGCGATCTCCTGTGCGCCCCGGTCGACGATGGGGCCGATGTCGTTGTTGAGCATGTCGCCGATCTTCGAGAGCGCGACCTTCGTGCCTTGCACCGCCGCCGTCCCGGCCGCAGCGCCCTTGGTTCGGAAGTTCGGGTCCCACTCGTCGAACTTCGCATCGGCTTGCTTCTTCGCGGCGACCACGGCATCACGCGCGACGTCCTCGAGCGTCGCCAGACCCTTGCCGCCCGCCTGAGCGGCTTGGCGCGCCGCCTTGGACGCAGCTGGGCCCATCTTCGATAGTTCGCTCGCGAGAGCCGGCGCACCGCGGGCAGCGATGGTCTTGAGGTCGTCGACGAAGTCCAAGATGCGCTGCGTGTTCGCAGCCGTGGCGATGCGGAAGTCTTCAGCGCTGCCCTTCACGCTCTCCGAGAGCTTGTCGAAGGAGGCGATGGTGGCGGTGTTCGCCTCGATCGCCTTCTTACGCTGTTCCTCTTCTGCGGAAACGAGATCGGTTACCGACTTCGTGATCCCATCGATGATCTTCTGCTTCTCGGTGCCGTCCTTCGCACCGTCGATCTCGGCTTGGTGCTGTGCCAGAAGTTCGCGTGTATATGCCTCGATCACGCGCTGTCCGGCTGTCGATCGTGCGCCGACCTTGTCGAGGGTGGCGGTGAAGGCATCCTTTGCCACGATGTCCGCGCGCGTGGCATCGATCGAGGCAAGCACTTGGGCTGTCTCGCCTTCAAGCGCCGTCGATACGTTCGCTTCTGCGCCGGCATGAGCCGCAGCCTTACGGGCCGCATCCTCGTGACCCTCAGCCAGTAGATGCATCACCGTCACGACGTCGCCGTGCGCAGCTGCGGTGCGCCGGATCAGCGTGATGGCCGAAGCGCTGAACAAGTGCTCCTGCGCTTCGTCGGTGAGCTGGCCGGCTCGGCGCATATCTTCCAGCGTCTTGGTGATCGTGCGGTAAGCACCGTCGGTGATCCTTCCGGTGGTATTCAGCTCCTTGAACACCGCGATGTTCGCTGCCGTCTGCGCGTGCAGATCGTGCTCGGCCTCCTTCGCCGCAATCATCGGCGCGACGAAGTGCTTGTTGATCTCGGTGCCGATGGCAAGTCCCGCCACCAAGGCACCGGCCACACCAGCCAGGGCCGCCGTCATCCCGGCTGCGGCGATCGTTCCACCCTCCATCGACGCGGTCAACCCGGCGAGTTCGGCCTCGGTGACCCCGATCTGCAGGTCCATGTTGACGAGCGAGGTCTCGGTGAGGAACAGATCGCCAGCGAAGGCGATAGCAGCGGCACCTGCAGTCCTCAGGGCCGCGATCGTAGCCCCGACCTTCAGGAAGCTGAGCGCTTGGGAGAGCAGACCGATAGCGGCGACACCGGTCAGGATGCCGACGGCAGCGGTCTTGATCCCCGGGGAGAGCTTCTGGAATTCCGTGAGCAGGACCGTCGTCCCCTCCGCCGCCTTCTCGAACAGCGGGATCAGCGCGAGCCCGATCTGGACTTGCAGCCCCTTGACGGCCTGTCCGAGCTCTCGCTCGCCGTCGCTGAACCGCTTGAAGGCGTCGAGGTTGTCCTGGGTGAGGACCAGACCGAAGCGCTGCGCCTCGTTGGCCGTGCGCGTGATCTCCTCGCGCGTGGCCGAGAAGAAGCGCCGGAGCGAGATCGCCCCGCGCCCGACCGCGACCTGCAGGAGCGCGTTCTTCTCCTGGGCGGTGTTCAACGAGTGGTACTTGTCGTTGATGTCGAGCAGCGTCTCGATCAGTGGCTGGGTCTTGAACCGCGCGAGCGTGGTCTCGTCGAAGAAGTCCTTGAGGTGACCGCCGCCCTGTTGGATCGTCTTGGACAGGATCGCGATCGGGCGAAGAGCGGCATTGGCGTCGATTCCGAAGCGCCCGAGCACGAAGGCGAGCTTCGATGAGTTCTCGGCCGATTCGCCGGTGAAGGACGACAGCTTGCGGATTGTGCCCGCGTAGTCTTCGGCGACGTGGATTGCCTTGCGGATGCCCGCGAGAACCAGTGTCGCGCCGGCGGCGATGGCGAGCGAGGAACCCCGGAAGCCCCGCCCTGCGCGCTCGGTCTCGGTGGCCAACGCGCGTGATGCTCGGCCTGCGCGCGTGAGTGATCCTTCTGCTGACCGCGCATTCTTCTGGACATCGCTTGTGTCGAGGCGTACACGCTGGAGCAATGTCGGCAGGCTCAGCGTTCCGGCCATGTCAGCCTCCGCCCTCGATCACGCGCAGACCGGCGGCCCTGGCTCGGGCTACGAACTCTGCCGGCGAACCACGGCGCGCGCCCGCAGGCAGCATCGGTCGGCTCGGATCGACCGGCTCCGATCTTCTGGGGCGTCCCTCATGCAGGCGCATGATCACGTCGGCCTGCGCCGGGGTCAGCCGCCAGAACTCTTCGGTGCCGTGCCCTGTCGCCTCCCAGCGCGCGAGCCGTTGTTCCCAGTCGAAGCGGTTACGCTCCGATCCAGGATTTTCTGGAACGCCGCGGCGACGCTGGCCGTCCCGTTGGCCGCGAGCTCCAACCGGCCCGCCCACGCTTTTCCCGCCTCTTCCTCCGAGGACCCGTGCGCAAGCAGCCACGCCGACTCGATCGCAGCCAGATAGGCCGGGAACTCCTCGGCCAACATCCGATCGCCGATACGGGCAAGACCCTCGGTATCGAGCGGCTCGCCGAGAACGATCGCGAGAACCTTCCGGATCGTGGTCGCGCCCCGCACTACGAAGGATTCATCGAAGGCGATGACGCCGCCGAACTCCTCCTCGATGGCTGCCACGTGGTTCTGGCTGAACCTGAACCAGACGGGCTCGGGGTCGCCGCCTCCCGATGGCACCAAACGCACGGCCACCTCCCGGCCACGCAGATACGCGCTCGCCGGAAAGCGATCTTCTACCGCCTCGGCTCCAGCCACGGCTAGGCCTCCGAGGTGATGAGGATGTCCGCGAGCGTTGCGACCTCGAGCCCGGGATAGGGCCCCACGCCTTCGGCCGCGCCGCTATCGATGCCGATCGCGCTCATGTCGAACTTCGGCTGGCCGAACTGATCGCTCGCCTGATCGAACAGCGTTTCGGAGGTGAGCTGGGCCTTGTAGAAGATGACCTGTACGTCGTCCACGCCAGCATCGGTGCCGGTGATGGTGCCCGTGAACTTGAAGTACTTGATCTCCGCACCACCCTTGATGCGCGCGCCCTCGATCAGCCCGCTCGAGAACGCTTGCATGTCGTGCAGGGCCGTGAGGACGGGGATCGCAATCTTGCCGTAGGTGATCGACGCGTTCACGCTGTCGATGCGCCCCTGACGGGCGATGACACGGCAATCGCCCTTCAGCTCGGCCGAGACGATCTGCGGGTCGAAGCCCGAGAGAGCCCCGATGCCAGGCAGATCGATGGCCTCTCCGTATGACGGGCCTGCCGAAGCTCCAGCCGTATCGGCGTACATCTCGTAGACCTTGCCGTCGCAGATGTCGAAGACGACGGTCTCTTGTGCGTTGACCACCTTGCTGACCTCCTGCTAGCGGATGCGTTGGACTGGCGCCCTTCGCTTCCACCGGGTCAGCACCCGGGGACCATGCTTCGGGGTCGTGCTCACATCCGGTTCTGCTCAGCCCCGGACGGGTGAAGCGTACGACGTTTCCGTGTGAGTGACAAGATTCTGTCACTCCATCGCATTCGCTTAAGCTTTGTTCTGTGAGGTGATGTTCAGCCCGGTCAACGACTCGGCCGGGATCTCGGCCGGGACGATCCCCTCGGCCCAGCAGGCGCGGCACTGGTAATCGTCGTTGCGGGTACGGAAGACGATCTTGGGCGTCAGGACGTGCCCCCGGGGGCAGGAAGCGGCCTGGGGCCGCTCCTGGGGCTGTGGTGGGCTTGTAGCAGCCCGCTGGCGCCGACGTCGCAGTTTCATGGGGTCAGTGCGGCCGCATGGACCGCCCGGACCGTCAGAGCGTGATGCACGAGCGATACGTCGGGATCGGGCAGGCGCTGCGAGTCGATGACCTTGCATTTGTAGACCTTCTGGTTGGCCACCAGCACCGCGCCGCTGACCGCGTTGCGCAGCGCGACGGGCAACGTGAAGGACTCGTCCTTCGCCTTCTGCCACAGATCGATCTGGAGCAGCATGACCAGGGCTAGCACGTCGCAGTCGCCATCGAGCGCCACCGTGTCGCTGATCATGTCGTCGAGGGTCACGTACGGGAAGGTCGGGCTCTCGGGCACCTTGTCGGAACGCCAGATGCGTCCGGCCACCAGATTCGAGGTGACGACGGCGGCCTTGACCGCTCCTGCGATCGACGGCTTATCGACCACGCAGGCCTCCGACCCTTCGACGCTGGAACTCACTGATGAAGCCGGCGATCGTCTTGGAGATCGTCCCGGCGGCGCGCGCGGCTTCGACGACTGGGCGTAGATGGGGACGCTTGTCCATGCGCGAGGTCCCGTATTCGAGCGACGGTCCGCGGATGTCGGGCGTGCCGACGATCAGCTCGAGGGCCTCGCCAACCTTGTGCACGACCCACGACCATGACGCGCGGTACTTGCCTGTATCGACGGCCGGCGGATCACCAGGAGCCGACGCCTGATGCACACGACTGCGGCGCACGTAGATTCGACCGCGACCCGGCTCTGAGAGCTTGCGCTTGATCTGTGCATCGAGCAGCGCGCCCACCCGTTGCAAGGCGGGCTCACCTGCCTGCGGCCCGGCCCGGATAACCACGGCGAGGTTGTGCCCGGCCTGGGTGAAGACATCGGCTGCCATCAGGGATGGTCCTCGCGACGAACTAGGACGCGCAATCGCGTGCGCCGATACTTGACGGCCTCCACAATCCACGTCCCGACGAACTCGGGTGGTACGCATGGATTCAGCGCCTCGTCGACCACGATGCGATCAGTGTGGCGAACATCGGTTCCATGGGGTGCGCCCGACACGGCCTCGATGTGCTGACCGTAGTGCTGCGCGCGGAAGGCTTCATTCGTGGACAGGTAGGCGAACGTGCCGCAATACTGCGTGACGCTCGGTGCGGCGACGGTCGCTCGACCCTCGGCGTCGGAGGTATCCGAGGCCGGATCGCGCTCGATCTTCAATGTGAACAGACGCCCGCGCATCAGACAGACACAACCCGGCGATGGTAGGACCTGACCGAGCGAAGCTCCGCCGCGGTGTAGCCGCCGTCGGCCGCCACGTACTTCACCGAATAGCCCTCATCGTTGATGCTCTCGGCACCCTGGGCATTGTCGGCGCGCGCGATCATCTCGCGCGCCGCACGTCGTTTGACGAGGGTCTTGAGGACGGTGTGCTCGGGTGCTCGGCCGTCGATTCCCGCGCGGTAGCTCACGAGCACGGTGCCGAGCTTTCCGACCGACCCCGAGTATCCGCGGATGCCCCACGTGGTGATCTGCTGATCGGTGAGGTCCTGTGTCACCCCATCGGCCTTGAGGTAGTCGATCGCGTGAACGGGAGTGCGGGGGAAGTAAAGGTTGGCGGGGCGGTAGAGATTGCCATCGACCCAGGCTGCATCCGCTGACGGCACATCGATGGTGTCCACGAAATCACGTGGCGTGATCGGCCGGCCGAGATGGGATTCGAGTTCTGACTGTGCGCCCGAGATGATCTCCAAGGCTTCCACGCTGGCCGCGTCGTCGCAGTCCGCCTTCATGTAGCTGGCAAGCTCGTAGTACTCGACGATGAGGTCGTCGGTGTCGATGACCTCCAGCGTGCTGTCGAGGATGATCGGGCTCATCGCTTGGCTACCTCTTCGCCTTCGGCTTGGCCGCCTTACGAGTTGTGGGCTTGCCAACCGTCTTCTTCAGTTGGATGGCCTTGCGCCGTGCTGCCCGGTTGGGCTTGACGTCTCCGGACGCGACGCCCATCGCGGCGAGTTGGGCGTCAACATTCTTGACGGCATCATCCAGTGACCAGCCCGCCTTCCATTGCTTCGCGGAGACGGTGAACTCGATCGGCTGTTGCGTCTGAGGATGTGCGAGATGATAGGGACCATTCTCAACCTCTCCGTCCTCATCCACATCGATAAACCCGGGACGCACGATCACGAAGGCGAGCTTGCGAGTGGTCATTCGCTTCCTCTTTTCTTGACGTTACCGAGGACCCCTTCATTCATCGTGACACTCCGGATCGCAGATACGCTCAGCCATGTAACCAGCATGCTTGAGCTGTCGGCGATCGTAAACCATGTCGAGGTCTTCCCCTCCCAGGACTCCCTTGCCGAATGTATCGGCGTCTTGTCCCCAGCCCAGGCAGTGACCAAGCTCGTGCGCGATGAGTTGCCATTCGCCGAAGCTCTGATCTGAGCCGATGGCGATGTGACATGACTCGTATGGAGGCTCCGAACCCCACCGAGCCCAGCAGCAGTCCGTCTCCTCCATGGTGATCTCGGGCGCATCAGCCACTACAAAGAGTTGCCAACGTGCCGCGAGGTTCCAGTAGTCCATCGCTGCGAGCACGCGCGGCTCCTCGGAACGCTGGATGGTAATCGGAGTACGCGGCGACTGACGGGCATGGGCGAACCCGGAGGCTGCCTGAGGCTTGACGCGCGCCACGACTGGGGAGGCGAGGAAGAAGATTAGCGGGATGAGGACCCAGGCTCTTTTCATCAGCTCAGCAGCCCAAGTGCGCGAAGTCCAACATCATGAGCGCGGATAGCTCGCGCCAACTGGTAGATCGCATTGCGCGTGTCGGTCAGCTTGGCGGCCGTCGTGTCCACGGATGCAGCCGTGATGTCGTCGATCCTGTCGTCGGTTCCCCCGACCGTCACGTTGTTGGTCAGTGTCGCGGCGCGCACTGGCTGAATAACAGGCGCTGCGTTGAAGAAGCCGAGCTTCTGGTTTGTTGCCGTTCCGATCTTGAGACCGTTCGTTGTGCCCGCCACGATGGTCTGGGCAGCCGAGGTGTCCTGATTGAGCGTGAGCATGACGCCTGCGGCGAGCTGAAACAGAGAGGCGGACATGCGGGCGAGTTCGGCGTTGGCGGTGAATCCGAGGATGCCAGCGGAGATGCGGTAGGTGCCGAGGGTGGTCTCGCTGATGAAGGCGTGGCCCGGAGTCGTTGCGGTTCCATCTTTGCTGGTGAACTTCCCGTCTCCACCGATGGTCGCGATGGTCCCGGCCGAGGAATTCTGGAACAAGATCAATGGAGCGGACTGCGTGCCCGAGTTCTGCCTGATCACCACGCCGTTGTTGGCATCCGCCCCCGTCTCGATGAGCAACGCCTGCGTCCTCGTGGCAGAAGCGTTAGCGCCGGAAGTGACAGGACCCTTGATGCGCAGTCCGGAGAGATCGGGGATGACGGTTGAGGCGGGGGTGGAAGCGTAGGTCTGCTGCTCGATGAGGAAGGCGGAGACGTCGCCCGTCTGGGCCGTGGTCCCGTACGTCACGGTCTGGGCGGTGATGACGCCACCGGAAGCCAGCGCGGTCGAACCGCCGTTGGGGGTAGCGAGAGGCAGCACGCTCAGGGCGGCGAGCCGCTGTCGACTTTGGCCGATCCCGAGGCTGTTGTTGAGCAGAACGATGCCGACCCCCGATCGGTATATCTGCGTGTCTCGTGAGGTTCCGAATGCGATTCCCTGCGCAGAACTCGTGCTATTCGCGTCTGGGTCGATCCACAGGTATTGACGCCCACTGCTCTCGAGGACGCTGATGGTCGATGTGGTGCCGTTCTGGGTTCCTTGGATGCGGACGCCTGATCCTTGCGCCGTACCGACGGTCCACGCTTCGGTCGCGACGCCGAGGATGCTCGCCGTCTCCAGTACCGCTCCCGGAGCGCTGGTGCTGTTCGTTCCGAAGTAGATGCGGCCGATCGTCAGCCCGTTGGTGGCCGCGCCGCTCGCCACGGAACGCAGGACGACCATCGTGTTCGCGCTCGCATCGGCAACGGCCAACCGCCGGAGCGGGGCCGTCGTCCCGATACCAACCCACTGGTCGGAAGTGATCCGCATGGCTTCCGTGAGAACGGACGGCGCCGCGTTGGTAGCCGTGAGGAACACGAGGCGCGTCGGGATGCGTGTCGAGGCGACCGTCCCTTCTGACTCGAAGGCGATGGCACCCATATCGAGGTAGTTCGTGCCGTCGTATCCGTCGGCGACCCAGCGACCGAGTGTGTCTCCCGCCGCAACGCTCAGAGGTGTCGTATAGGTCCCTCGTGCCTTCCGCGTGTGCAGGCGCGCGCCGTCCGGGCCCGTGTTGTACTGCCCGCTGGTGATCCCGCGAGGAGACGAACTCGACGAGTCGGCGACGTGCAGCATGGAGGTCGGTTCGGTGATCCCGATGCCGACCTTGCCGTCGGACTTGATCGTGACCTTCTCGGTGCGCGCGGCGGCTGTCGTCGCGCTCGTGACGAACGAGATACGTTGGGGAGCCACGCCCGCCGAAACGGCCCCGTCCACGCGGAAGAACACGCCAGCCGTACCTTGCGTCGTGGCTCCGTCGTAGATGGAGCCCAGGAAAGCGAACACCTCGTCGTCGGTATTCGGGACGGTTGGGGCGGAGAGCGTTCCTCGCGCCCGGACGCCCTTGACGACGCCGCGCGTCCCGGCCACATCCGTCACGGAGATGAGCGATGCCGTTGTGAGATTGCCGGACTGGTCGGTGAGCGAGATGGCGTCCGTCGTGAGAAGCGCCGATGCGACGGAAGCTCCATCCGATACGTGCAGTCGTACGAGGGGCGCGGCTGTCCCGATCCCAAGACGATTCTTCGCGTCGTCCCAGAACAGATGCGCGTTATTCTGCTGCACCTGACCGCTAGCCGCGAAGAGCACGGAACCGTCCGTCAACGCACCCTTGGCGAGATAAGCAGCATCACCCTCGGCCGGAGTCAAGAAAAACCCGTCATAGTCGGCTTGGAGAGGCATCACGGCGCCGACGCGGCCGTTGAAGCTCGACACCGCGTCGTCGGGCGTCTGCAACCACAGCCAGTTCGCGAGCTGCGTCGGGTCGCTCGTCGAGAGGATGTACGTCTTCTTCTCGTCGCTGCGGATCGCGACGTCACCCTCCTGGGCCGTCAGGGCAAGCATCGCGGCCTGCGACGCGACGACCGACGTACTGGTGATGGCGAGGGCGGGAAGCTGCGTGATGGGGATCTTCGAGCCCGAGTCGAGTGTTGCGACTCCGCTCGCGGCGCCCTTCTGCGAGAGCGGGACGTAGTTCGCAACTGATGTGTCGATGTAGGACTCGGCGGTCGACAGTGCTGACGCAGCCGCACCGAAGGGATCGTAGGCGGCATCGCCTTCTGCCGGAGTGAGGAAGAAGCCGTTGTAGTCGGCCAGTTGGGGAACGACGTCGCCCGTTCGGCCGAAGACGGACTGAACGGGCGCGGGGTCGGGGCCAAGAACGTCCACCTGTTGCGTCTCTGCGGTGAAGGTGTCCTTCGAGACGAAGAGGTCGACCCGCTGGGCGTCGTCCATATAGAACTCGAACTCGCCGGCGGTATTCGCGGTGATCGGATTGGCGAGGACGTTGCCAGCCTCGTCGTACAGCGCAGCCGCGACGGGCGTTGTCGTTCCGGGCTCGCGCACCTCGATCGTCGCCTCGATGCCATGCCCGCGGCGATCCAGGACAGCGTCACGGAACTTGGCGCGCATCAGATAGCGACCAGACGGACGGGGGAAGGCAACACGCGCTGACCTTTCGCAGACGACCAGGTCGTCGCCCGTCGCTTCCCCGCGGTCAGCACCCGGGGCCTCGCGTCAGACGGTCCAAGCGTAGGAGCGCATGCCGACCCGGTCAACGACTCAGGTCCTCGCGCGCCTCTTGGGCTTGCGACGCCGGAACGATGAGGCGGGGACGATCAGGGATGGGCGTGATGGTGAACCGAGGCTCTCGCCCTTTGCATCGGCGATCACACGCTCGTAGACCGACTCCCACTGTGACCAGCCGGCGCGGATGTCGAACTCCCTGGCGCGCGCGCGGGCGGCCACAGCAGCCGCTAGACGCTCGCCGGGATCGGCCAGGCGGTCCAGCGCAGCCGTCCAGTCGGAGGCGGTCTTGCAGAGCGCCACGGCACCGAACTGCCGATACTCCGGCCGATCCGACGCGATCGCGGGTACGCCCGCTGCCCCGTACTCGAGCACCTTCACGTTTGATTTGGCGAAGTTGAAGGGGCATTCCTCGAGTGGTGCCAGGCCGATGTCCATACCGTGAATGAGTTGGGGCAGAAACCGGATGTTGCGAAGCCCGCGGGTCATCAGTCGATCGGGTGTGACCGCGAGCAGCTTCAGCATCGCTTCGTGATCCGCTTCACCATCTGATCCGGCGTGCAGGAACCGTGCATGCTGATATCTGCTCATCCACGGGCCGAGCACCCCGGCGAGTTGCCCCAAGTCTCCTGCCGCGCGATGCGCCATGTGTCCGACCCATCCCAGGACGAGTGACCTCGGAGCGACCGTCGCCGGCGTCCAGCGCTCGATGTCGATGTGGTTGCGGATGGTGTAGACCGGACGTCCCAGGGACGTCAGGCGCTCAGCGAGATAGGGCGTGGAGACGGTGAGTGCGGACGACGCTGCGAGGACGCGTCGGTAATGCTCGATGTTCCACGTCGGGTCGTTCGACTTGTGCGACCCGCGGAAGGCTGCATTCGAGGTCGGAATGCCGAAGAACCAGTCGTCCACGTCGTTGATGACGATCTGACCGTACGCTCGCGCCATGCGTGTGACCTCGGCTGCATCCTGATGCATCCAGCGTTGCAGGACGACGAGTTCGAACCCGCGTGTGAAGGTTCGGGGGTCGTCTGCCGACGGCGCGACGATCTCGCCGGACCGAAGTTGGGCGAGGGAGCCGGCGACGAGCACCTCGTGGCCGCCTTGACGACTGAGCTCCTGGGCGGGGAGCAGACAGCGGTAATAGCGGCAGCCGCCCTGATCGGACGAGACGAACAGGATCCTCACCGCGTGCCCCACTTGGTACGCAGGCGCGCCATGTCGCGAGCCTTCGCAGTTTCGGTCCAGGGGTAATGCCGCGCTGTCGCTTCGCCGATGTGGTCGAGCGGAAGCGCCTCGATGATGCCGAGCTTCCCGCCTGCCTCCTCGATCTGGAAGAAGAGATCATCGTCGCCCGCCCACCAGCGGAAGGACGTATCGACCTTGATTCCTCGATCGCGCAGTTCGCCGCGCACCATGAAGCACCAGCCAGCGAGACCCCCGTGACGGTAGGAACCATGCACCGTGTGGACGCCGACAGCCACGGTGTGCTCGGGAAAGACGCCGGTGCCTTCGCTGACGCGCCGCTGGTAGTTGGGACAGACCGCATCGAAGCCCTCGCGCCGGAGCAGGTAGCGCATCGCGGCCAGCGTGCAGGGCAGGAAGTCGATGTCCGAATTGAGGAAGGCGATCTCGTATGGCTCGCCGGCGCTCTGCTGGTGGGCAGCCGACCATGCTTCGTCCCACATCTGGTACAGACCCTTGCCTGCCGCGTCGATGACCTCGCACCGCTCGCTGCCGAACTCTTTCAGAGCGCTGCGGGTGGATTCGGTCGAGTCGTTGTCACAGACCCGCACGTAGACATCACGTTCACGGATGGCGAGCGCGACCACGTTGCACGCGAGTGCGGCTTCATCCTTGACGGGAATGACCGCGTAGATCATCGCGCTTCGACGGGGATGAGCCGCGCGTGTTTGCCGATGCAATCCTTGCGCACCCACGTCTTGCCGAACCCTGCGCGCTCGACGTCCTGCGCGAAGCACGGGTCGTCGGTGATCGTCTCGTCGGGGTCCCATCGCCATGCGACCTGACGGAGGACATCGCGTCGGACGAGGAGGAAACCTGCGGTGTTCCAGTGTTCCTGGACGTGAACGGCGAGGGGATCACACACGACCCCGTAGCTCCGAACATATGAGCAGTACTCGGTCTCCTCCCCATCGACGTACGCTGCCTTCCCTCGCGGCAACTTCTGGCGTGTGTGGCCGTTGCGACAGAGCACACGTGGACCTGCCAAGCAATACGACGGCACGTCACCACCGACGACGGGATGCTCGAGTTCGAGCAGCTTCGGGATGCACATCGGGTCGGGTTCGACATCGGCATCGAGGAACAGGACGTGCGTGGCGTCGGTGTCGCGCAGCGCGTACTCACGGATGAGATTGCGACCGGTGGTGATGCCGATGAGACGGTCGCGAGTCGTCGGCCTCCACGCCTCGGAGTCGATCGAAAACAGCCACCATGACAGGCGCTCACGATCCACGACGCTCGGAACCACATCGCTGAGTCGCCCAACGAGGGATGCACACTCCGAGGGGATGCCGGGATGGGCATCGTCGTGCTGAATGGCGCAGAAGAACTCCAGGTCGACCGGCGAGTGCTCGCGCATCAACTCGGCCGACCGAAGCCACGACAACTCCTTCATGCCATCGCAGCACCAGCCGGCGATTGTTGTGGCGACGAGAACCGTCACCGCCAGTTCCTTCCGCCGAGGTTGCCGCGCCAGCGCCGCCAGATCCAAGTCTTCTCGGGTAGGTGGGAGAAGATCGCACCGGCATCGAGCAGGCGGAGCAGGAAGCCCCAGTCGGCCGAGTGGTCGAACGGCCACGCCTTCGATTCGAGCGTCGGAAAGCCGTCGACCTCGCGCGCGAGGCTGGTCCGGACCAGGGTCGTGCTCGGGATGTAGTTGGACGTGCGCAGGACGTCGCCGTCGAACTCCTTGCCGAACCAGCCGAACCAGCCTAGCTCGTCTGTGATCCCGTCCATCTCGAACCAGGGGTAGACGAGGTCGGCTCCGGTGGCCTGCTGATGAGCGACCAGACGTTCGAGATGCTGCGGCAGGAACCTGTCGTCATCATCGAGGAAGGCGACCCATTCCGTGCGCACCGCGTCCAGACCCTGATTGCGGGTCGTTTCGCCGCCAATCCCGGCGTGATCGATCACGACGATGTGAGCTGCGGGCGCAAGCGTCTGCTCGTCGACCGAGGCCATGGCCTCAAGCAGCATCTCGCGCCGCGACGGGATGGAGGGTGTGACGACCGTCACGCTCATCCGTTCCCTCCGAGACCGACTCGATGCGGGACAGCACCCTTCATGATCCCTGACGAGCGCGCTGACGCGCCCATCCGCTTTCACGAACACGCACGTGATCACGAATTCGTCCGCACTCGCGGCAATGGCGACGACCGTTCTTATCGATGTGAACGTTGTCGAGCGCTAGCAGGTGTCCACGTTTGCAATGAGTCTTGCCGGAATTCATGCCGCGGCCTCGGCCGCGTACGACCATGTCGTGGGTGTTGTCTGCCGCTACCCCTTGTCTCAGGTGTGATACCTCAAAGCACTGCCGCTGGTCGCACGAATGCAGGACCATCTGTTCCTCATCGATTCCGCCGTGCGCAATCTCGTAGGCAACTCGATGAACCAAGAGAGGGCGCGCTCGATCTCGTCCCCCTGGCCCAGACATAACCCCATAACCGTGTTCATTCAGTGCGCCGGTCCAGAATCGACAGTCTCCGACCACGATCGATTTACTAGCGAGCTGAGCGATTGCCCGCTGCATAAAATCTGGATAGGCGGACACCGAACGTATCCTGCTCATCGGCGTCGCCCCCTTCGGGGAGGGCGAACATCTTGGGTTTCAATGTTCTTGATGTCCTGTGTCTCTATCGCGGCCTGCTCGGCCTGCGGTTCGACCAAACCGAGGCGGACGGCTTCGCTCATCGGGATCTTCGAGCCCGCTCTCCCAACCAGGCGTCTGTGCTGTCGTGGGGCGTTGATGTGACGAACCATCTCCCAGACGTCCTCGGTCAAGGTGACCATCGGTGGCCCCGGCTTGCGCGGGTCATCCTTCCAGCCCGAGAACAGCAGGGGCCGCGGCCGCTCGTGCGCTTCACTCACGCCGCGAGGATAGCAGCGCGCTGCGACGAGACGTTAAGAAGCTGCGACGAGCCCCCGGCGGGATGAAGAGGTCCGTCGGGGGCTCGTCGCGCGTGAGGTGCGCGGAGTCAGGCTAGGCGTTCGGGGGCGTAGCGGGAAAGCATCTCGACCGACCAGGCGACGATGTCTTTGACACGCTGACCGGGAGGATGTCTGCTCACCCAAAGCTCAAGGTTCGCGGGCCGGTTGTCGTCACGCGCACCGTTTATGTGATGGACTGTCTCGTCGGGGAGCAGTCGTCGCCCGACCTTCTTCTCCATGACCAGCCGATGCTCGGAGATCCAACCCGTCGCCTGCGCGTCTGGATGGTCGGGCTGGCGCACGTCCACATAACCATCGGAGCGCTTCTTACGCACCCCGATGGTGGCTGCATAGCGGAATGCGCTTGAACATTTCGATGAGCAGAACCGCCCGGCGTTCCAACGGAGCTGCGATTTGAGGATTGCGAAGCCCTTGCCGCAGTGCTCGCATGTTCGATCGTCCCGGGGTCGTTTGTTCGAGTCGTTGAGGCACCTCGTTGAACAGAACTTCCGCTTCTTGCTCGGTCCAACGTAGAACGTGTTGGAGCACCCCGGCAGCGCGCACGTCACCTCAGCACCTCGGCGCGGTTTGGCGCCCAACAAGTTCCTGCACTCATGCGAGCAGAACGATCGCGGGGTCTTCCGACGAGCGACGTCGCTCGCATACCGTTGCACCGATTTGCCGCATCTCACGCAGGTAACGGTGACTCGCTCAACCATCGATCTATCCCTGGACACGACTGACCCCCTCACTTGGAGGGGGCCAGTGTATCTCGTAGAACGGTGCAGTGCTACTCGCGCAAGGTAACTACGCGAGGTTGCTGCAAAGGACGAAGGCCTCCGGACGCTTGGTGGCTACAAGCAGCCTTTCCTCAGCCAGGATGGCGATCCCGTTTTCCACGAACAGCTTGTCGTGCTGGTCGGAGATGCGGATGTTCGCTTGCTCGAGGTCGTACAGTTGCGCCCCGAGCCCGAACGCACCGACCAGGGCCGTCCCGGCCACGATGGCCTGGGACTGCACGACGGGCACGCGCCACACGCGCGGCTCGCCTCCGGCCTGGATAGTGGCGGCGAACAGGTAGAACCGCTCATCACCATCCGAGCGCAACAGCTCGAGGTTCTCGAGGTCGCTCGGATGCATCACGACGCCCGTGGCTTCGAACTCCGCGAGCGTCACCAGCGTCATCGAACGCCGCAGGGCATCGGCGATGTTGTCGGTCGACGGTGCCGGACCGTCGGTGCCGAGCACGAAGCCCTGCACGCCGCCGACGGTGAGGATGCCCTCGAGGTCGTCGCCCGTCCCCGTGCCGTACAGGATCTGCGCATCCTCGACGATCTGCAGCCCGTACAGCAGCTCGGAGTCGATGATGCCGCGCAGCTGCGGCTCGTCGGTCAGGGCGTCGCGGTGCGCAAGCTCGTAGTGCGCGATGCGCGCCGCGTTGGCGATCTTGGGCTCGAACTTGAGGCTGGTGTGCGGCTTGCTCTGGAAGCCGTCGTTGGCCTCGTTGCGCTGGCCGACCGTCGAGGCGGCATTGGTCGCCCCGCCCTCGGCCAGGTAGCCGAGCACCCGGAAGTACCGCAGGAGCGGCGAGCTGGTATTGCGCACGCCGAACAGATCGCGGATGCGCTGGGTGCGGTGCGGCGACTCGACGAACGGGTCCGTCTGGATCGAGCCGAAGCTCTGCCACGGCGCATCTCCGCCGGGAAGCGTCGAGTACACGTCCTTGCGCAGGATTGGATCGGGAAGCGTCCCCTTGAACTCGAACGCCTTCTGCATGTGCGGAACGTTGGCGGCCTTGGCCGCCTGGTACTCCTCGGACTCGACGAACATCCGCCCGAGCGTCTTGCGTTCGCGCGAATGCCCGCCGGCGTTCTTCATGATCTCCGCGATGGCGGCTGCGTCCAGCGCGACCGACGGCGCGCCGGGCTGGTTGCCCCACTCGTGGCCCTTCAGCAGTGCCTCGAGCTTCTCGATCTCCGGCTGCAGCTCGTTGAACTGCCCCATCGCAGTGTCGTAGGCCGCCTTGTGCTCGGGCTCGACGACCATGGCCGCGACCTTTGAACCGTCGGGAGCTTCGACCTCGATCGTTTTCGCCGATGCGTTGAGTCCCGCCTCGGTGGCTGCGTCCAGGGCCGTCTTGGCGGCGACCTTCAGTTCCTTGAGGCGTTCCTTGATCGCGGCATCGGATTCACCGCCGCCGATCGGACGGAAGCTTGCGGCGAGACCGCCAGCCGGGGGAGCGACGGCCGCGCCGGTGAGGAGTCGGAGCCACAGCCACAGCTCCCAGAGCTTGGAGAGGATGCGCATCGTTGCTGACCTCCTGAGGAAACGACGTGGATCACGTCGCCTCCACGGGTCAGCACCCGCGGGCGGGCTCGTGCGTTACGTGCCGACGCTAACAGCGCTGGCTGGAACGGTCAACGGTTCGCCCGCTCACTGCAAGCGCGCGCGGGCCAACTCCAGCTCCATGAACGCGCTCACCGGGATGAACGACTTGCCGGTCAACTCATCGGCCGTGACGACCTTCTCGTCCTCGGCACCGCATGCAGCACCGAGCACCACCGCGGCGTCGTGGATGCTCTGTAGCGCCTCGGTGTCCTTGGCCGAATGGCGCCGGCCTTCCTTGCATTCGAGCGCGGCCACCAACGACTTCGGTGTCACGACGGTTTCGAGCTGCACCTCAGTCGGCGCACCGAGGACGACCGTCCCGTCGGTCTGAACGACATAGGGGAAGTCGAAGAACCGGCGGCGCTCGGCGGCCGTCTCGGCTCCGTAGTCGACGACGCACGCCACGACGTGAGCGTCCCACGTGGCGACCGACCACCCGTAGACCGAGCGCTCGTTCGTCTCTGCCTCGGCCGGGTAGGTGTCGTTCACCCACGCGTCGATCGCATCGGAGATCGCCACGAGGCGCTCCTCAATGGAGCCGGCGAGTTGCTTGGTCTCCGTCTCGTTCGTCTTCGTTTCGCCGTCGCCCGAGGTCTTCAGCTCCGGAGGCTCTGCGCCCGAGTCGGTGATGTGGCCGGCCAGATGGCGGTAGACGCCCTCGACGTCGTCGTCGGGGATGGTCGTACCGCCGCGGCCACCGTTCAGCACGCCGACGCCCGTCGTACACGCCTTCACGTTGGCCGCTCCCACCTTGCCATCGGAGTCGACTTCATGATGGACGAATCGATACGCCGCCTTGGTGTCGGCATCCTTGTCCGAATCAACCCAGGCGAACGCCTTGCGGAAGGTGGCGGCCCCGGCGTCGTTGGACAGGCGCGCCTCGTTGGCCGGACCGTCCCACGCGTCATCGGAGGTCGCCGTCTTGTGCCGGGCGATGGCCGCCTTGGAGTCGACCGAGCCGAGCTCGGCGATCATCGCGCGGACCTTCTCGCCGTTGGTCTCGTCGGCGGCCATCTTGCGCAGGCGCTCCAGAGCCGCTTCGAACGAGAGGTTGGCCTGCTCGGCCAGGGCCTTGACGCCGATGGTCGCGGTGATCGGGTTCATCCCGAACAGTACCTGCGACCACTCGTACCACTCGCTCTCGGGCAGGTGACGCTTGCCTTCTTTGTCGCGGTAGGCGCCGATGGGCACGTACCCGACAGAGTTGCCCGTGAAGTAGACGGTTCCGCGACGTCGTGCGAGCCATGTACCTGACGGCGTAGTCGGGCACCAGACAATGCCGACGTGCTCCACAAGCTCGTCCGTCGCGGGCGTCCGGCGCGGCTTGTCGTTGTACGTCTTCACCCGGATCGCGTCCAGCGGCTTGGCGACCGAGGATTTCAGCAATCGCGTCACGAATGGTGCCCGACCGAACCGATTGCCGTAGTCCTTGCCGGGGTAGCTGTTCGTCGGCGCGCCAGCGAGGGCGCAGGCCATCTCGAACATCTTTGAGGCGTTCTCGTCGGACTGGTAGAAGCACACACCTCCGTGTCCACGGTGACCGTCGCCATCGATGCATCGAGCAATGAAGAGCACGAGTTGGGCTTGGGTGAGCGAACACAGGAACGCCGCGCTCGGGGCCTTGTTCTTTGATGTGACAGCACGGATCGCTTCGGACGCATCGGCACGCAGGTAGAACCGCGACATATCGTCCTTGCGAGCGTGCTCGGTGAACCCGCCGGGGAACTCAGACGTCAGTGCCGCGCGGATCGCCGCCACGTGAGCCGGGTTCTTCCTCTCCGATTGGCCAATGTAGACGGCGCCCCGTGACAGCCATCCCTCGGTGAAGAACCACGCGACGATCTCCACGAACGCATCCGACCACTTCGGCGTGTCCACGACATCGGCTCGCGGGGCCGTGCGGAAGATACCCGCCGCAGCGTTCAACTGCTCGGTAGTGCGCCACGCGACGGCGTAGCGATTCTTCTCCCGCCGCCAAGCGAGCCAGCGGTGATTGAGCGTGGTCAACGATGAGTGCCCACCCGTCTCGATCAGACGCATGGTCCGGCGCTTCCGTGGCCATACGTTGACGGCCTGAACCGGTTCGAACCGACCGGTCAAGGTCTGCGGGTCCAGGACGTACGCCTCGTCCTCGGTCGTCAGCTCATCGTATCGCAACCACCCGCGCGTCGTGAGGATTTCGGTGTCCTCGTCGACGCACCACTCCTGCTCATCGCCGAAGAACTTGACCTCTTCGAACGCGTCGCGTCCGCCCTGGGTGGTGAGGATGTACTGCATCTTCACGTACTGGCCGCCGGCGCCCGCCGCCTTGATCCGGTCCGGGAGCTCGGGCGAGCCGGCCGCAACGGTGCGCGTCTCCAGCATCTTCGAGACCGGCCGCTCCCAGATGTGGGCATAGACGCCCTTGGGGTTCTTCTTCAGGTGCTTGTTGAGCGAGGACTCGAAGAAGCCGGGCTCGATGATGTCGTCACCCGCGTCCACGTTGCCGATGCCCGCGACGTAGGCCTGGACGATGCCCTTGGCGTCGTCCAGGACCTTGACGCCGGTCACCGATACGACCTTGCGCTCGAAGCCCTCGAGCGCGGTGTAGTCCCCGTCCTTGACCGCCGTCTTCGTGCCGCCCATGTTCACCCTCCTCGCTTTCTAAAGCTTAAAGCTTGAGCTCGACCGCCACGTGCGGACGCGCTATACGCACGACCTTGCCGTCGCAGGTGATCTCGACGTTCACGCGCGAGAGCATCCACGCGCCCAGGCGGAGCACGAGCAGCGACGGCTTCATCCACTGCGAGCCGACCACACGCGTCCCGACCTTGACGACCATCGGTTGCGGGCTCACGGCATGGCTCCGTGCATCAGCATCCAGAACGACACGATAAGCGTGTCTCTGGCAAGCAGTACGTTGTTGCAATGAAGCCCGTCACTTGCGCTTACGTAGCAGCGATGATTGATGGTGAAGGCGTCATCACGATTCAGCGCACGAAGGGTCGAGGAACAAAGGGCCAGGGCCGCGAGTGGGGCATGCGTGGACTCGTGATGGTCACGAACAGCCACGCGGGTCTGATCGGGTTCCTCCGCGACGTGACCGGCCTCGGTATTACTTACCGCGCCAAGAGTGCAGGAAAGCCTGAGTGGTCGCTGGTGCACCGATGGCAAGTGGTCGGAGATCAAGCTCGGCGGCTGCTTGAGCCTCTTATCCCATACCTCGTGCTCAAGCGAGAACTCGCCGAAATAGTTGTGAGCTTTCCTCGTCAATCGAAGGGGGGAAAACTTGCAATCGATGACGTCATCTACGAAGAGCAACTGCGGCGCTGGGCTCAGACCAGAGTGCTGAACCGTCGTGGGCAGGGAACCAAACCACAGTCGTTCGAAGCCTTCCCTCTCGACCACCCTGCGCGCGGTCATTAGAGAATCGGCCCTTCGTCTGTTCCAAAAGTGATTGAGCACCTACATGCGATGGTCTCCTCGGGCGGCCCGTCCGGATCACCGGGGTAGGCGAGTTCCGCATCGCCCACCGTGAACGTCTCGTCCAAGCCGACCGTCTGCCCGTCGGCCTCGGCGTGTGTCTCGCGCGTGCGCTCGTCCTCGGTCGCAAGCCACGACTGCGTCTCGACGACTCCCGACTGCACGGCGCCTTCCTTCGCACCCGCATTGGCTGCGCTCACGACCTCCGTGCGCGCGATCGTCTCGGCCCGATACCCGCGGGCCTGGTCGAACACCGCCGTGACGAGATCGGCCAGTCCGTCGATCGTCGCGCCCGCCGCTTCCCCTTCGGCCAGCGCGTCGACGATGGCGGCGTAGGTGGTGTCGTTCACACCGGTGATCTTGTTCTGCCGGTTCAGGATGAACTGCGTGACGGCGCGCGAAGACGGATCGAACCCGCCCTCCGCCTTGGTCTCGGTGGCCACGGCCGTCTTGGCCGAGGTGATGGCGTCGTAGGCGTCCTCGCCGAAGTGCTCGACGACCGACTGCACCACGCCGCCGAGATCGGCCACGAGCTGCTCGTTCCAACGGTCGATGTCGAAGATGTCATCGACCGCGATGACCTTCGTGCCGTCACCGCCGACGATCGCGGGCACCTTGGGCTCGGCTCCGTCGATGCGCCAATGCCGTGTGCCCTCGCGCGCCTTGCGGCCACGAAGCTTCTCGACGACCGTGCGCTCCTGGCGATCGAAGAAGCGCACGGTGATGCGCTTGGCCTGCTTCTCCCACGAGGTGATCTGCCGCAGGCGCTCCGCGCGACGTGACGACAGCCGCTTGGCATCGACGCGGAACGGACCCCACGTCACCAGGTCGCTGTCCGCTGAGGCCGACTTCGCACCCGACGTCGACGCGCCGATGGCGTCCGGGGTGATGGAGGCGACGGGGTAGAGGGTGATAGAGGCGAGGGCGACGTCGCCGCCTTGCGCGAACGGCTCGCGACCAACCTCCTTACGGAACTCATCGGGCACAAGCACTCGTTCCTTGACCTGTTCGAGCAAATGGTTCTCACGCTCGACCTCGTCGCGCTGCAGCACCCACACCGAGGAGAAGTCGTGGGCGAGGAACGTGGACGGGTCGCCGTCGATGCGGTCCCACGGCCGGTCGAGCAGGCGACAGTGGTCGATCATCGTGTGTCGCCAGAAGCCGAGTTCTTCAACCCCGGCGTTGTCGAACGTTCTATCTGCCGCGTTGGCTACACCGATCGAGATGGCCACGCCGTAGGCACCGAAGATCTCTTCCTTGGTGTACTTGCGCATCTCGATGAACGAGGCTTCCCTCGGGGAGGCCGACATGTCGATGACGTTCACGCCACCGAGTTTCCCGGTCGGACCGTCGTCGTCCATGGCCGAGGCTTCGAGCACGACCGTTCGTCCGGACTGAGCGGGGCCGCTGCGCGCGTCGAAGCGCGCCTGCAACTCCTGGATGTTCTCGGCGCCGGCGACGAGCACGAGCTTTCCGAGCGCAGCGTTGTTCTGCATGAACGACCGCTGAAAGAGCTTGGCCAGCCACTCGCTGTCCACGGCGATGCCGGCGGCCTCGAGCGGCGTCATCCCGCCGTACGGGTCGGTCGGATGCGGATGGCGGACCCACACGACATCGGAGGGTGCCAGCTCTTTGACCTTGCGACCCTCGAGCATCACCTCGAAGCGATCGAGGAACGCACCGCCGGTTCCCGGGACGGGCACGGTCGTGGACGGCAGCAGCCGCAGCGCCACAGCGTCGCTTCCCAGACGCGCGCGCTGGATCTCCACGAACGCTCCGCGGCGGTTGAGGTCGACCTGTGCCGACAGACGGTAGCGGAAGACGTAGGCCGACTCCTCGTCGTTCGGATAGGCGTTGAGCAGCGGCAGCAAGTTGTGCGGGACCTCGTCGCCGGTCTCGGGATCATCCTTGCGCATGACCAGGGGCAGCCCCGCGCTCTTGGTCGCTCGGATGTGCACGGCCCGGAACACCCACGTGATGCGCTTGTAGCCGTCGCGGATCGCTCGCTCGATGTCCCAGTCGTCGCGGTAAGGACGGCCCTGGCGGCTCTGGGGAAGAAACGGCGTGCTCGACGTCGCCGCCTTGGTCTCAGGCTCAGCTGCAGAGCGCAGCGCCGGCAGCAGGCTCACGCGTAGACGACCGCCACGAGGAACAGCGCGAAGCTCGATGTGGCGATGCCGAGGAAGCCGCCCGCCGGCGAGATGAGGAAACCAGCCAGCGCCGACGAGACGACAGTCGCCGCAGCGCAGACGATCTGCACCCACGTGATGACGCGCGCGTAGCGCTCAGCCACCTGCTACCGCCTCGCAGTTCGTTGACATCCGGTCGCGACGAGCGTACCCCCGCGCCGGGACGGTGGGAACGAATCAGCGCACGCGGTAGCGGGGCATCTTGCTCTGCGGGCCGAGCAGCTCGGTCAGGGCCCAGACGCCGGCGTCGAGTCTGTTGGGCGACCAGTCGTCGCCCGGCACCCACGAGGTGTACTCCGTCTCAAGCTCGGCGAAGACGCCGACGTGGTGAACCCGGTTCTGTTCGTACAGGGCCGAGATGGGCTCGGCGCGTTGGGTCTTGCCCCTCGAAGCGGTGATGACCTTCACCGGAACAGTCGGGTCGGCCACCCTGATCGTGGACTCGACCATGTCCCCACCGAAGTTGCGCTCCGCGATGACGCGGTCTCCCTCGAGCTCGTCGTAGAGGTCGATCGTCGTGCGCCCCCAGCGTTCCGGCGAAGCCACGAGCGAGCGGTCGTCCAGCACCGCGAAGTGCGCGCCGTGCTCATCCTCGCCCCCACACGGACACGGCGAGATGATGCGCCCGGCTCCCACGATGCCGATCTCGTTGGCACCACCAGAGGGGTCGCACCCAACCACGACACGCAGCAGGGGCGGGGGAGCGGCGAGCTTCCAGCGGTTGCGCTCGATCCACACCCACAGCCATAGCGCGCCCTCGACTTCGGGGATCAGGACGCCGTCAAGTTCCTGCGCGCCCAGACGCGTGCCGTCGTACTTCGCGATGATCTTGGTCACCCAATCGGTGTCGAGGTTCGCGAAGTTGTCGGCTGTACGCATCCGGACCTTCACCACGGTCGGATCCTCGTCGAGTAGCTTCACGAGCGGATGGCCAGCCTTCGGGGTGCCCGTCACGATCTTCTTCGCCGGCGCCCGACGCACCGCGAACTGGATCGATTCCTCCCAAGCGAGCTTCCAAGTGGTGCGTTTCCACAAGCCGGGCTCGTCCACCCAACACCAGCCGAGGTTCTCGCCTTGCACCCGGACGGCACCATTGTCCGAACCCGTCGCGAAGATCGACGCACCGCTGCGGAGGTAGATAACGCCCTCGGAACGGTTGAACGCACGGACATGCGGACCACCTACACCACCGAGCGCGCGCAGCAAGCCGCTCTCGCCCTCCACGCACTTGCGCAGCGCATCCGCCTGGAACGTCGGAGCGACGACGGCACCGTCGACGTCTGGGTGTTGGCGCGCAAGCTGGGCCGCGCCCTCTGCCCCGGCTCGCGTCTTGCCTGAGCCGCGGCCGCCCCCGAGCCAGATCGTCTCGAAGTCATCCGGCAGGAGCTGTTCGGGGCGCGCCCAGAACGACCAGTCGCGCAAGAGCGCCTCCCGGTCGTCGGGGTCGAGCAACTCTAGGACGGCGTGACGGTCGTCGGTGTCGAGATCCGCGAGACGTTCAGCCAGCGACGGCACGGACGAGGTCCCCGTGCAGCATCTGCCCGAACGCGACCAACACACCCTCGTCGTCGATGACGCTCGGCGGGACGACACGCATGAACATCACGAGGCCCTTGCGTGCCATCACGACGAAGGCATTGAGGTCTCCGAACAGTGGTGTCGGGCCACTTGAGTCCTCGACCGACACAGCCATGTGATACGCCTCGATATCGACTCGATCAGCGGACTCGCCGAGTTGCTCGCACAGCAGCGCCATGGGGCGGATCACGACGCCTTCGCCTTGCGCTTGGCAGCCAACTCATCCAGTGCTTGCTCGACGGTGGTCCGGGCCCGGCCGGCGTCGCCACGGGTCTCGTTGACCGACGTCGCCTCCCCTAGCTCCAACCGGCCCTTGTCGATGGCGATCGCAGCCGCCGTCATCAACTCTCGCGCGTCGCGTCCGCCGGAGATGAACACGCCTTCCCTCACCTCGACGACGCCCTCGGCCAAGTCGGAGGCCTTATCCACGAATAGGTCCGCAACGTCGAACATCTTCTCGGTGAGCGCCTCCCGTTTGGCGGCCAGGCGCTCGATGCGCCGCTCAGTCGCTGCGCGCGTTTGTTTCGGGTCCGAACGTCTCTCGATGTCGTTCGCCCTCGCCCAGGAGTGCAGCGTCCCCACCGGAACGCCCGTCTTGTCCCTGACCTCATAGTACGAGAGCGATACATCGCGCAGCAACTCGAGCGCCTTGGCCTTCTCCTCGTCGCTGTACTCGCGCCGCGCCATGACCTCAGCCTACGACCGTCGTCTGGGTATCCTCGGAATATTCGCATTTCCTGGAAACTTTCTTCTCGACTTCCCTCACGAACAGCCCTACGACTCCGACACAGAAGTTCTCACTGTTTCGCGATTTTCCTTCGAAGAACCGCTCGTTTTCTCGTGACGGTCGAGCACCGCACGAGCCTTCTCTGGTGAATCTGCCGACTCGATCTCACGCACGATGCTCGACGTCTGGCTCGCCTGTTCGGACAGCGATCTCGGCATCCGCATCACCAGTTTGCGCAGCTCTGACCACGCCGGGAAGTGGTTCTCGTTGTCGATCCAGCGCTCGACGATATCGACCACGGTGCTGTGCCTGAACCGCACGAGACGCTCCGAGTACGCGGAGATCGTAACGTCCGGGACCGCCGGCGGGAAGAACGCGCTCAGCCGTCTGACCAGCGCCGTCGCTTCGTCGCGCGTCACGACGCCTCCAGGCTCTGCAGCACGGCTTCGGCACCGATGGCCGCGACCGTCTCCACGGCTCCGTCGTGTGTCTTTCCGTGGCTGACCAGCACAGATACCGCTCGTTCCTCGATCGAGCCGGGTTCGATCTTCAGCGGTTGGACCGGTGGATCCGAGCAGTCGGGAGGCGCGGACTGTAGTTCGTGCTCTTGGTCGATGAGTCCAGAGTCAAGATCTTGATCTTGCTTTTCTCCCTTCCTTAATCCCTTCCTTAATCCACGCGATGAATGGGTCCTGGACCTATTCCCGGAATCGGTCCCGGAATGACTCCCGGAACCGGTCCCGGAACCGTTCACGGAATCCAGTGGGAACAGGGTGTCCGGCGGGGGCGGGGGATACTTCGCCTCCTGCGGCTTGTTTATGCGCTGGTGGTGCCATCCCGTGATCTTCGAGTACCGCTGTCCATCCACCTCGTAGAGGATCAGGAGTTTCTTCGCCTCGAGCATCTTGATCCAGCCCTCGACCTTTCTCTCAGTGGCCTTCGGGTCGGTGTCGAAGAACATCCCTCGCAGCATCGCCGCGGTGCACGGCATCACCCCATTTGGATCGTCGGACTCCGTCCACATCGCTTCGAACAGCCAGCGCGCCTCGTACGGGAGCGACCGAATCTTGCGCGACCGAAAGAAGTCCGGTTTGACCGAGCGGATACGCGCCATCAGATGTGCGCCTCCCCCTGCATGTTGGCGATGACCACTCGAAGGGCGTCGAGAGGTGGCGGGGTTTTCGTGCGAAAGACTTTCGGCTCCGCCTCGACAGCCCCGGTGCGAATCAGATTCATCCTCAGCGGCTCGTCGTAGGCGAAGACCGTGCAACGCCCTTCTCCGAACAGAAGGGCGAACGTTCGTCTCGTAGGCACTCCCTCACTGGTAGCCCAATCCAAAACCTGCTGGCGCTGGTCCTTGCTCAAATCGTGCCACCAAACCTTCATGGTCAAGAGCGCCTCAGTCATGCGTCCGTTTCCTGAGAGACGGCTCGCCTTGAGTGCATGACGCTCAACTCCGCGCCTCCTCGATGTCGATGATCTCGGCCTCCACCTCACCAGGAAGCATCGGCGGCATGGTCGTTCCAAGCGCCGCGAGCTGCGGTGTAGCCCACTCTGCGAAGCTCCTGCCATCCGTGAGCACCATGTGGGCCAGGAACGCCTCTTCGAGCGTTTCTATGCCGCTCTCGACGCCCTCAAGGCGAGCCTTGATGCACAGGCAGAGCGCACGCCAGCGGCGGCGAAGCTCCTGCGCCCAGGCATCGTCCCGCTGCTTGGCCGTGCGGGTTCTCGTGTACCCGTCGGAGGTCTTGAAGCGAGCGAAGTCGGACGCGGCGGGGATCGGGATGACGAAGCGAACGGTTCGGTCCTTGATCTCGAACATGACCATCGCTCGACCCGGCTCGGTGGCGTACATGAACTTCTCGGCCCCATAGCGCGTGAGAATCTGCTCGATCTCCATGCGCGACTTCTCGGGGCTGACGGTCGTCGTCTTCGCGTACGTCGCCACTAGTCCTCCCGGCTGTCTACGTTGCTGGGATATGACGGCAGGCGTGGCTCCGGATGGTCGATGAGGTCGCCGACCAGCTCGAAACTGTCGCCTCGGTCCGCGAGTCCGCTCCCAACCCATCCAGGCGGCGGCCTCGTCGTCGATGTCGTCCCGCAGGGACAGCGACAACGTCCGGCGTGTCCGGCCTTGCGGTCGCAGAAATGGCCGCCGTTCGCGCAGTCCTGATCGCCGGTCGCCTCCCATCCGTTCGGACAGACGCGCTCAACCCGGTAGGCGACCTTCACGAGCCGTCTCCTGCCCTGTCCGCGAGCTTCTCCCGGAACCACTCCACGAACGCCTCCTCGTCGATGCTCGCCGCCAGCGCGTCGGTCACATCGATTGTCAGCGAGAGCATGTCGCCCTCGACGTTCACCCGCGAGGCCGCCGGCACGTCCAGCGAGCGTTCGATGATGATCTCCACCGTGCTGTCCTGCTCGTCGCAGGCACGTCGCACAAGCTCATAGAGCCGGTCAGGCATCGCCGTCTCCTGCGCTATCCGCGAGTGCGTCGCCCTGTCGGTCGGCCATCGCATAGGCGTAGTAGCTCTCGAAGCTCCGACAGACGCCTACATGAACATCGTGCAGCAACTTGAATGCGTGGACACGACGCCCTTCTTCAATGACGGCAATGGCCTTGCCGCGCCACTGGACCTCCTTCGTGCCGCGAAGATGGTCGCGGAGCCTCACTTCGCACCGCCATCTGATACGTCGTCCCCTGGTCGTTTCCTCCGGTCGGCCAAGAGCGCCAACTTGAGAGCAACGTAACCAGCATCGAGATCGGTCCTCGGTTTCGGGCACCTTGGGCAGAGCCCCGGTCCGTCGCACTCGTAGGGGTGGAAGTCATCGACGCGGCAGACCGTCAAGGGGCCGCTCACGATTCCGCTCCTGCATCGACAACGGACGCCCGATAGTCAGCGAACTCGGACTCGATGTGACCTTCGTCGTCCGGCGGCTTGGTGCCCGTGTGGCCCATGTAACACGGTTTCCCGCCGCACTCAGGGCAGGACGTGGACGCGTCCCCCAACCCGCTCCACTCAGCCTGTCGTTGGCCGCTCGCCATCGGACGAAGGCTGCGGTAGCGACCGAGCCGCATCCCGCCGAGCATCAGAGACTCGTTCCCGCAGAAGTTCGCCTTTGGGATGGTCATACCATCGAGCGGCCCGCCTCGGAGATACACCGTCTCGCTCATGTGTTCTCCCGACTCACGGAGTTCGAGGTAACCGCCGTCGCTTGAGCGTGGTCAGCGACCGCTTCTCGTAGGTCACGCCACAGCGCTCCGAACACATCGCATTGCCCCATGTTGCAGTTCGCGCACTCGTACTCCCACGAATCCCATGTCAGCTTCTTGTGAGCGACCATCGCCCTCGCCGCCGTCACGATGTTCTGCGTGTAGGCGTCCGCTGATGGACCGTCAGCCGGTCGGTGTGGCTCCCGGTCCTCGACTACCGCCCGCTCTGGCTCTGTTAGCGTCCCGTTCCAACCACTGAAACAGAACGTCGGGCCGTGCCCTGTCAGCTCGCGGTACGCCCGCTCCACGGCGAGGCGCAAAGGAAGGTCAGCACCGTTCGGAAGCGCCTCACGTTCGACCTCACCAATCTTGCAGAACCAGACGGCAGGGGATTGGTCCTCCGCTGCTCGGGGCGGATCACACTCGGGTCCCGTCGGTTCAGCGAGGTCAGCGTACTCACGGAGGTCTGATTGGACACTAACGAAGACATCAGCGGAACTCAGGGACGTATCCGGCCTGGTCAGCGTGCTGGCTGAGGGGGCATCCGACTGGACACCGGCAGCGCCAAGGACCTTACGGATCGCTTCGACACCGCTCGCGTTCAGCGTCTTGCGCTCCCCAAGGATGGCTGCGATCGCAGATACCAACCCGGTCGTTCCTGGTACTTCGCTGGTGGTTGCCTCGCGACCGGACTCAGACGGCCCCGAGGGAGCCACGCCCAGCTCTGCCTCGGGACCGTCCTTGGCCGGTGCTACCGTGCTGCTGCCAACTGACGAGGGGTCTGTGGTGGAGGATCGCCACTCACGCCCGGCGACTCCACCCCCCTCGTCGGTCCTCGCACCTAGCTCCTGTAGCCGGCCGCTTCTTTGAGCCGGGCGTCCAGCGCTTGGATCTCCGCTACCGCGTCCTCCGGGTAGCCGCTGTTCATCAGCGCGGCCAGGCCGTTCCTCACGTACAGGAACTCGGCCGTCGTGAGCGTGATCCTTATCGGGTCGCGCTTCCTCGGTCCGTCCTCGTCCACCGTCGCCTCCCTGATTGCTTGTGAGCTCGACGTTACCGCCGTCTGTTTCTGTGGGAACTTCCGTTTGAGGAAGCGACTGACCGACGATGACCCGCTCCCATTTCGCGCCTATGAAGCAACGGCATTCGATCTTGGGGGGAGCATCGTCGCCCGGTTCACGCTGGTAGGGTGGCGAAACCTTCCCACACCGCGAACAGCGATAGTAAACCCACGTCTTCCCGATGTTGGCGCGCTCGTCCTCGCGACCCTGCTCGTACGCGATAGCCGCGACATCGTTGGCTTGACGGTCGGAGTCCGATGATGCTGAACCATCGGCCAGGAGGTCACGCACGATCGCCTCTGCGCGCTCTAGTGCCTTCATCGCTTCGCGTAGCGGCTCGCTCATGTTTCCTCTCGTTCAGACAGCACGGTCTCAGCGATAACCACCGCATTCGGTGGGATGGGACGGTCGCCGTATTCGTCCTCGTCGCCTGCGTCGAACTCGGCCAACATCGCCTCCACACGTTCCAATGCTTCGGTACGGCTTCCTCCTATACCGTGCATCCGAAGACGCTCACAGAGCGTCCGCACAGCGTCTATGAACTCGCTGTGATCCATCAGCAGTCGTCCGGGTGTGGGTTTCGGGACGGTTTGCCGAGCAGGCCCGGGCTCTCGACGCGCTTCCATCCCGTTGTGAACCAGCCGTGGAGCCCGCTCACGCCAAGCTTGTACGTCGCCCATTTCCCGTATCCAACTAGCACCGACGGAGACCCTCCACCCGCGCCGCCTCCGGGGTTGCGCGAATCCCCGCCTGCTCGCATGAAGGCAACGCGCTTGTCGAGGAACAGCAAGCAATCAGCGCGAGCCCATATCTGTGAGCGGAACCAGCCCGTATCCGTGCGAGCGAAGATCAGCGCGATGCCGTCGCCATGATCCGCCAGCCGTTCCATCCAGGGCTTCGGATCGGAATACGGCGGGTTCAGCCATACGCGACCATGCCAAGGAAGCGCAAGCCCGTCCTGGCCGTTGGCGAGCCAGTAGTGCTCTCGCGCCGTATCGAAACGGACGAGCCTCGCTAGTCGCCGGATCGAGGTCGAACGGCCCGAGAGCTTCGATGATGCGCGCGGGCGTGAACCAGTCGTCCGATCGCCCGATCTTCGGCGTGTTGGCCGTCCTCAGATTCATCACTCGGCGTCCGTTCCGCTTGAAGGAACGGACGCCAGCCGCTCCCAGTGGGCACGCACGGCCTCGACACCGCGTTCCTCAGCGAGCAGCTTCCGCGCCTCGTCCGGCGCCCACTCCTGCTCGACCTCGGTTATGAACTCGTCGAGGCGCGCTCGCAGGTCGTACTGTGGGTAGAGCAGATCGGCTCCGTCCAGAACGATGAACGGCCCCTTCATCCGTCGCGTCCGCTTGATGATGTCGAGATCGGCGCAGGACGCCTGGAAGCCCGTCACGCCGAGCTTGTGGGCGACGTGGTTGAAGGCAGCCACCGCAGCGAGGCTCATCGCGTAGACGCAGGTTCCGTAGTCGTGCTCGCGATCCACGAGGGACCGGACGTACTCAGCCAGCTCTTCGACCGTCTCGGGGGTCGGAGCTTGGGCTTCCCGCATCTCCTGCTCGTTCACTCTGCCTCCGTGTCCGTTGTCGAAGAACCATCGGACTTGAAGTCGTCCGGGTCGATCGACTCGTCCACCACGACGGGCGAGCCGTCCGGCCACCGCTGCAACTCCTCGTACGCCTCGGGGTGTATAAGGCGAAAGTGCCCGGCCGCCGCAGCGATGCCCTCGTACACGCTGTCCTCAGGCGCGTCGTGCTCGACCGTCGCATCACAGAGACCGCAGAAGAACGAGCGCTTAGGCATCGTCGCCTCCGGTAGCTGTCTCCGAAACCGCTGCCAGCGTCAGTTCGTGTTTCATCCTCGCGTGCGTGGAGAGACCGACGGTGCCGAAGGCCATGAACCCGCAGACTCCACATCGAACCTGCTCGCGGGTGACCAGGTAGCGCTCGAAGTTCTCTTCCTGCGTACAGGGCTCAAGATGTGCAGGGTTCACGCACGGTCGATTGCGGCAGAGGTGATCGAGCGTCAGGCCGTCAGGGATGGACCCGACAAGCGTCGTGTAGGCGTAGACGTGGGCGCTCGCGTACTTGCCGCCGAGGCCGGTGCCCGTGCCGGGCCACTTGAAGTTGCCGTAGCCGTTGCGGTTACGGGACGCCGTCCACACCCAGCACGGGCCAAGCTCGGGGGCGTGCTCGGGAACCGGGCCGTCCTTGTCCACACGAGACCAGAAGCGGTTGTGCTGGGCGACAGGATCGTGCGTCTCCAGGTGACGACCGAGCGCGCCGGGCTCCGTCGAGACGAGATCACAGTGTGGGCACGGATACCCGCCCGGTGGACCGTGGACCCTTCGCTTGTGCGCCGACCAGAGCTGCGACGTTGTGAAGACCTCGCCGCAGCACGTGTGCGGCAGCTTGACCCCATTCCGATTCCGTTTTCTCATCGGACACCCCCGGCCGGATCGGAGGGCGTTTCCCTGCGGACAGATGGTTCGCGCACCTGCGGACGCGAGTCGGTCCAGACGTAGGTCGGCCCCATCAGAGGCTTCGTCCACTCGTGCTTGCCCTCGTGTCCCTCGTGCAGGTCGCACGGCACCGGGTCGCCTGCGTAGATGCCCTCGGCCTTACAGGGCGGGCGCTCGTCAATCACGATGCGGCCGGTCATGCGCCGTCTCCCTGCGACGGACCGGACTTCTCCCGCAGTTGGTAGTCGGCCGTCGCCTGCTTGTAGGACCGCTGTCGCCGGTAACACGCGGCCCACGACTGGCACACCGTCCTCCGCTCGCCGGATTCGACTTCAATCGTGAACCCGTGTGTGCCAGATCGGCCGCAGCGGGCGCACTCGTACTTGCTCACGCGTCCTCCCGCAGTATCCGGACCCACTTGTCTTTGATCGCGAGCGGTTGCTGCCCGTCGTTGAGGCGGACTCGCGACGGGCGCCCCCACTTCCCACCTGAGTCGTTGGGCACCTTCTCGAAGCCGGCGGCGCGAAGCGACGCACCGCCCTCCTCCGGCAGCGTGAATGTCTGGATGGCGTCGTACCCCATCGCCTTCGCTGCGCGGGCGCAGGCGCCGTACAGGAACGAGCAGGCGTTCTTGTGGCCGTTCGTGCAGAGGCGGGTGACTTCAGCAACGGCGTACTGATCGGTCAGACGGGCGACGGGGCGCGAGACGACAGCGACCCCGACAAGCTCTTCCCCGGTTGTCGCCCCGATCGCGAACTTGGCTCCGGGGACCGGCTTGTGATGCCGGTGCAGCGCCCGGATGAACACGTTCGCGTCCTCGAGCGTGACGGGCCTGGCGCGGAGCGGAGGGGAGCGCCTGGGGTTACCGCCCTCGCTGCCGCCGGCGTCATTCGTCAGCGCCGAGTCCGCCGGCGTTCGAGCGGTAACCCCAGACATCTCCACCGTACGCGCCTCGAGGGACATCAGGCGCCAGCTTCCTTGGACTCCGCTGGCCGAGCGGACTGGAAGAGACCAGCGTTTTCACCTCCGAAGCCACCACGCCGCGGATGAGAGACCGCAAACAGTCCGCGGTCGAGCTCTCGGTTCATCCAGAGGACCTCCATGCGGTCGCCGCGCTCCGACGTGACGGCGTTCGACGAATGCGCCAGAACCGCCGTCTCGAGCCTCGGCCAGTCGGCGTAGAGGTCCTCGTAGAGCGGCGAGGGATAGCCCGACAGGAGCACAGTCGCCGGGGTCCGATGGAGGACCTCCGCGAGCCGCTCGTGATCCTCGCGGCTTCCCATCTCGTGCCGGTAGTCGCCTCTCTTGGTCATCCCTGAACGAGTCGTGCCGAGGTAGGGCGGATCGACGTACACGACGCTGTCAGGGGTCGCGAGACGCGCTACGAGGTCCGCCCCGTCACAACACTCGATAGCGGCTTGCGAGAGCCTCTCGGCGCACGCTGCGAACCGATCTAAGCGGCCGGCTACCGAGCCGGAGACCGACTGCGTCCGGGCCGTTGTGATAGACCAGCCCGTCCGAGGGCCCGCTGTCTTGGCGAATGACTGATTGACCCGAACCCAGAAGCGACGGGCGATCTCAAGATCATCGAGGCCCGGTGCGCCACAGTCGGCGGCCGCGTACTCCTCGCGGGCGTAGGGCGTCAGGCGACAGACGCGAGCCAGGTCCTCGGGCCGCTCGCGGAGCACGGCAAAGAACGCCACGACTGCCCCATCGATGTCGTTGAGAATCTCGTGTGTGACGGGAGGCTTCGCGAAGAAGACCGCGCCGGAACCAAGGAAGGGCTCGATGTAGACACGGTGCGCCGGCATGATCTCGATGATGCGATCGGCCATGCCGATCTTTCCGCCGTAATACGTGAACGGCGGCCTCATACCGTGCCCCCGTTGGGTCGACTCGCGGAGTGGGAAGGAACGACCGGCCTACCGCCCGTCCGGCGGACATCGTCCGACAGGAGGTCGTAGAAGTCGCCCACGCCTACTCGAACGTCACCGTGAACTCGCGGCCCGGCGTGAACTGCTCCGCGGCAGCCGGGTTGTCGATCACCATCGTGATCTCACCGCTCGGCGTGGCCTTCGCCCACTCGGCGTTCTTCGGAGCTTCGGCTGTTCCGTAGTCGGGCGTCAGCCGAACGTGAACGGGACCGCCTTCGTACTTCGTTTCCGCGGCGCGAACGGTGAACTTTGCTGTGACGGTCATCACTTACCTCCTCTTGCTCTTGCGATGCGGTCCCGGAGCGAGCCGCCCCGGGCTTTGCTCTGGCACTTCGGGCAGGCCGATTGGTCCCCAGCCTTGAAGGCATAGAAGACGTACGGCTCCCCGCAGATCGGGCACTTCACGGTCTGTTCGTTCATCTCTCCTCCTTGGGGCTGTATCCCTGCGACTCCGCGAGTCGCTTGCGCTCACGACATGCGGCGAACCCGCCAGCATCGAGGCGGGCAAGCTGCTCCTCTACTGTCCGGTTGCTGCGCTCGGCCTTTCTGGCCTCCGCTTCCGCACGCGCCGCGTCCTTCATGCGACGGGCGATGCCCTTCGCGATCGGGTGCGCCGTCTTCGGACCCTTCTGGGAGCGCGGAAACCCGTGGCGACTCACGACTCGGCCTGACTCGGGGTCTTGGACGGATACAGCCCCCACACGACGACCATCGACGGGAAGGGCGCGTTGGCTCGAGCACCGATCCCCGCGAACTTCACCCGCCCCCGGCAGAAGCGGACCTCAGCGCCCGCGTCGAGCACGTCGCGGTGGAACCACAGGAGATCGGTGCGAACGGGCAGCAGGCCCACCACAACGGCCCCTGCGCGGCTCTCAGCGACCGCCTTGGCCGTCCACGGCTCGATGTTCGAGTAGGGCGGGTTCATCCAGACGACCTCACCCGTCCAGTCCTGCGTCAGCCCGTTGTCGGCCTCGGTGTAGAACCGCTCGCACTTCGCGTTGTCGGGAGCAGCCGCCACGTCCACGGTGAACCCGAACTCCTCATCGAGCAACGCGAACAGGCCATCCGGCGTGATGCGCGTGTCGTTCTCCGCCGAGCCGATCCGGACAGCGGCGTGCTGGCGCGAGCGGCGAGCAGAGGCACCGCCGACGAACTGCGAGCGTCGGCCGACGCGCGGGATCTCCGGGAACAGGGTCGTCGTGCTCACCCCTGGTCCCCGGTAGCGGAGTGGGAAGGAACGACCGGCCTACCGCCCGTCCGGATGCCCATGACGATCGCGCGTGCGCGCCCGGCCACGTCGTAGATGAACATCTGCCGATCTGCGGAGACGAACCACTGACCGTCCTTGATCCGTCGCTCAAGCAGGGAAGCGAACCCGGCATTGATGACGCATGGGCCACCATCTGAGCCGCGTATTGCCTGGCCGTTTCGCGCCGACCGTGCGACACAAACGGGGTACGGACCGCCCAAGGACTCGAAGGTAGCGATATCCGAGACTCGGATTGGCAACGTCTCCCCGCGGTTGTGCTGCCGGATGACGCGCAGCAGCGCAGCTCGCAGCTTCGTCGGCGAGAAGCGACGATCGGATCTCTTCTGGCGCGCTTCGAGATCCTCGACCTCAAGGTCGGGCCAGAACGGGACCCCACGGATCGCCATGTATGAATCGCCCCACCAAGACCAGCCGGAGAGCGTCGTGGTCCAGGCCCGCTCGAAGTCACGCTTGGTCGGCGCCTTGCCCTTGAGCGCGTTAGACATCTGCCTTACCCCCGGTAGGTAAGCGAGGGGTCCGTTCACCAGCCAGCCCCATGCGCACCATGCACACGCGCGCGGCGTCGTTGGTGTGCTCAGCGATTGGCATGCTGCATACCGGGCAGGGGGCCAGTCTCGTCACGACGCTTTTGGTTGCCGCCGACCCCGGCCTGGGCGTGTCGGTGGGAGGGCCGACGGCAACTGAGAGCGCGGGATCGTTGATCCAATGATCGCCGTTGATGATCTTGCGGATGGTCTCGTGGCACACGCCGAAGCGACGGCCGAGGGCGGTCTGGCCCCAGGTGTGGCTACCGCGCCGGTAGTTCGCGCGAATGAACCGAACGTCCTCCCACGTCAGCTTCCGGCTCGCTGAGAACTCGCCGTGACGTGGAGCACTCCGACCCTTCGCTGCTCGGTCGCGATTGTTGTCACCCTTTGTGCCGAGGAACAGGTGGTCCGGGTTGACGCAGCATCGGTTGTCGCAACGGTGCAAGACACATAGCCCGTCGGGGATTGGACCGACATGGAGCATGAACGAGACGCGATGCGCGTATTGAGGACTCCTATTGATCATCAGCACGCCATAGCCATTGGGCCGCCTGCCTCGCTGCCATTCCCAGCAGCCGTTGTCGTTAAGGGCGTAGCTCGTTTGAAAGCGCTCTAGCCGCTTGACGATCCCGATCACTCAATCATCCCTTCGTGCAGCCATCCATCCGGCGCACCCAATGCTCGCGCCAGGTCGTGGACCAACTCGTGCAAATCCGCGATGTCGACGCCCGCGACGTCCACGATCCCGAAGTCGACGAGCGTTTTCGTGAACGTGTGCAACAGCCGAAGATTCGGCACGGCCGCAACCCAATCGGGCCCGCGGAAGCCGACCTCCGAGCTGTTGCGGCGCTGGACGCGGGCGGGTGTGGCCATCTACTTGATCCGCGCTCCCGTCGCCTTGACCGTGACGATGCGGACGAGGTAATCCTCGAGCTCGCCGTCATCGTCCTGGCTCTTGCGCTGCTTCACCACGACGGCGATGCCGGTCACGATGCCGCCGAGCGAGATCGACACCTGCTCGTCGATGTGAACGTCCTTACCGCCATCGAAACCCGTGCAGCCCACGATCTTGAACTCGTACTCCTCCACGTCGGGCTCAACTTCGAGCAGCTTGTCCGCGGCCACAGCCAAATCCGTCAAAGCAACACCTCCTGTTCGGCGGTCGATTCGGCGAACTTCCCGTCACGTACGCAGTCGTCACATCTGAAGATGTCGTGGGCCTTCTGGTCTTTGATGCCGTTGAGGCTTCCGCCGCCGCCCGGACGAGCCCACAGGGTGATGTAACGGCGCGTCTGCATCGTCGGCTTGGGATGTCCGCAGGCCGAGCACACGACTGTCTTCGGGAGGGGGGCGCTCACGAGACCTTCCTCCGCGATCCGGGCTTGTGGCCAACGTGGAACCCGCCGCAGAACAGACACGCATAGACGTGCAGACTGCGGTCGCCATCACGCGCGACCATCTTCCGAAGCGCATCGTCGGCTTCGGTTGAGGTGGCGTGCCGTTTCTTCCGGCGGCACTCGCTGTGCAGGCCGCGCTTCATTGAGCGACCTCCGGCATCTCGTCCCACGTGCGGCCATCGAGTTCACGGCCGCCCGCCTTCGGTGTGCGCCCGCCGTGCTGCTTGAAAAAGAACGGGACACCGGCGGCGATGCACTGATCACGGAGTGCGAGCACCCAGGCCGGCTCCATCGGCCGTGCTTGCGGCCCTGACTCACCGCCAACGATCACCCATCCGACGCTTCCGTTGTCGCCCATCCAGTACCGGCCGGACGCGCCGATGTGATAGCCCAGGTAGGCCTCGATGTCGATCGGGCCGAGTAGCGGTTCGCACGACAGGAACCGCACCGCCGCATCCGTCTCCAACAGCAACGGGATGCGCTTGTCAGCCTGCTCCTGGTCTTCGACGCTCACGCCGAGCCACACATTGGGGATCGGCCACGGGAACTCGGGTGGCTGGTTGCCGTATCTGACTCCGTGCGCATCACCGAGGCATCCGACGAACGCGCGCATCCTTGAGGGACGCTTCGTGAGGATCTGATAGGTGTGCTGCGGCGTTGCCTCCATCGTCTCGAAGACGCGGAAGACGAACTCGTCATCGACGGCCGGATGGAAGAGGTCGGACATCGAATCCACGAACACGTGCTTCGGCGAACGCCACCGCAGCGGATCGTCGAGCTTGTCGCGGTGCATCGTCACCTTGAACCCAGGGCCGCTCGTCTCGGGGCGTCCGTCGTTCTGATAGCGCGGGTTGCCCATCGCCTTCAGACGCTTGGCGAGCGTGAGCGCGTAACAGTTGTCGCATCCGGAGGAGACGCGATCGCACCCGGTAACCGGATTCCATGTTTCCTGCGTCCACTCGATCGCCGTCGGCATCACGCGCACCTCGAATGCACCCAGAACGTGTCGTCGAGGACGATGAGGTCACCCTCACGAATCGGCTCGTCGCAGGCGGGACAGCGCGTGTCGAACTTCGCGACGGTGAGGGGCAGCCTCCGGGGCTCGATGTGTGAACCCGGCGACGAGCAGATGACACAACTCGTGCGGTCGAGCCCGTGCATGCACTCGTTCACCCGCGCGCCTCCTGATTGTCAGCGAGCAGTTTCAGCAGATCCGGCTCCCACAGCCTCACCTCGACGCCTACCGGACCTCCGACCGTCGCGTAGCGCTTGTACACATGTACGTCGGTGACGCGGGAGTCGTCGGAGTAGAAGATCCCGGTGAGCGCATCGAGGGCGGCGCGCAGCAGCTTGTCGGCGTCCGGTCGGGAAGTCATCGGCTTGGGCTTGGACTTGGGCAGCGACTTGGGACGCGGCATGTGGAACGTCAACTCCACGCCGACGCCGGCTTCGAACATGTGGGCGTACGACTGTGCGGCATCGGCGATGAGGCGCGACCAGGCTGCGAGGCCCCTGGCTGTACTCGTGATGATCGGCCGCTCGTGGCCCTTCGGGACGAACGCGCGCGTCGAGCCCTTCGCGACGGGGACGCCGTGGACGAAGAACTCGATCATCAGCCCGTTGTGCAGGGTGTCGTTCATGCGGCGACTTCCACACTCACCACTCCCGCCCCGAGCGAGAAGCCCAACGCCTCCCAGACCGACGGCATGCAATCGAGCGACCGGCCCATCGGCTCGAATGCCCCGCGATCGTTGATCCACACGCGCACGACGCGACCGTTGGCCGGATTGCGCACCATCACGTGCGAACGAAGGGGAAAGCGCGCGGCACCGGCGCAGTTGTGCTTGGCCGGAGCGACGGACTCTCCGCTGGCGGTCCTCCTGCCCATCGTGTACCACGACATGCGCACGGCTTCCCAGGTATGCCGAGGCGCCACGCCCGACCGATCTGGTTTGGCAGGCGGGGTAGGCCGGACGTGACGCTTCGGCGGGCGGAGGGATGCCGTTGGGACTGGCGTGGTGACGATGCGACGCATCGTGAAGTCGTCTGTCGCGTGATTCCGCGGCGAGCAGCCCGCGAGGGACAGAATGAGGACGATCGCGGTCAACGCTCTCGCCACTCTTTCGGTGGATTGACCCACAGGGCGTGAAGCACGAGCGCGAGCAGGTCGACCATCAAGAGCACCGACCACAGCGCTCGGGAGTGCGGAAGGACGACGACGAGGATCGCCAGGACGATCACTGAGACGAACAAGATGATGCCGCGACGCGAGGCCCGGTAGCGCTTCTCTCGATGCAGAGGAGCGCGTGCCTGCAACGCACTACGCGCTGGCGGGCGATGCGTCTGGAAGCTGGGAGCCATTGGCGGTCGATCGGGATGGGCGTATTTCGCGAGCAGCTCGCGATCGCTTCTGCCGAGGCGGGGTGCCATCGTCATGCGGCCGAGCTCCGGTCGCTCGGATCGACCTTGGCGATCTGGTCGTTGCGAAGGAAGACGGGCAGCGCTCCGAGGAAGACGTGATGGCCGTGCGACTCGCCGGCGTACTCGACGTGGAGATAGATGTGGTGCTCGACGGTGCTCACGTCGTAGTGGGAACCGACGCGTAGGGCTGTTGAGAAGCTGTCGACAATGCCGACGTCGTTGTGGATGGAGCGTGGACGAATTACAGAATTGGCATTCTGACCTGCGCAAATGTCCCGTCGGGGGTTTGTCATGGGAGTTCCCGTCTACGACCCTGTCTTGAAGGCCGCGGTCAGCTCGTCGGCGCTCGCCGAGGCGAGCCACGAGCTCAGGTCGGACATCTGGCTTGCGTCCAGATCGCTGAACGAGTCGAGCGCGTAGCGGTTCTGGACTAGTGCTCTGCGCTCGGGTGTACCGATCTGCAGGTGCTTGAACTGCGCAAAGATCTTCTTCCGCAGCGCGTCGACGTCCACAGTCTTCGCGTCACCGAAGAGCTCGCCGCCGGCACCGTTGCCCACGGCGCCGGTCGACGGCTCGGCCCTCTGGCCTCCGTTCTGCGGAAGCGGCGGCTGGTCACCGAGCGGAGGCGAGCGATCGAAGCTCGCGTCATCAGGCAGGCCAGTGCCGCTCGGAAGTTCGGGCTTGCCCGCCGGCGGAAGGAGCGGCGCGTTGAAGCTCATCATCTGCGGCACGGCATCTGCGAGCGTCACGCCGGGCAGGTCGATGACGGGAACGATGAACCGCTGCGTCTGCACGCCGCTGCCGTCGGGCTTGGGTCGCTTCACGGATCGTTGTTCGAGACGAAGGACCGCCGGCAACGGCCGCCCCAAGTGCGCGAAGCTCGCGAGGAGGTTGAAGATCCCCGGTAGCTCGGTCGCCGCGTAGTATCCCTTGGTGTCCAGCCTCCATACGCCGAGCGACGGGATGCGCGGGAGCATCAGAGAGGCCCTCGTGGTGATGTCGCACTTGCGATCATCGGGATCGCACATGCACGGCTTGTCGCTCAGCATCTCGGTGATGCCGTCACACCGACGCTTGCACCCGCCGCCGCTCCACATCTCGTAGTGCTGCGAGTACGCGAAGGACAGAACGCCGTGGTCGTTAACCTTCGGAACGAGCAACACCTCAAGTTCGTTGCTGTCGGTGAAGACCTGAAACATGCCTTCGTCGGGCGCGTCTGGCCACGGCTGGCACGTTCCGCCGTAGACCTCGGCGACCTTGGCGATCAGGAACTCCGAGGCCGAGGTCAACCGGAACTTCGTCAGCTTCTGCGGCTGGCCCTTGTCGCCCTTCTTCCCCAGGCGGATCCGCCCGAGTTCTCGCATGCCTTGCTGGATGCCGATCGGTTGGATGGTCACTTCGCCGCCTCCAGATCGAGCACGCGGGCCTGCTCTGCGGCTGAGGCCGGCAGGCCGGGCAGGATGTGTCCACCGAGCACACGCTTGGACAGCTGCTCGCGCCAGCGGAAGTTCTCGCGGCAGTACTGGAAGGCACGGAAGACTTCGTCGTCGCTCACCACCCCGATGAAGTCGTACGGCTTGTCGGGGTCGGTCATCGGATCGTCCATGTCCTTGATGTGCAGGGCTGCGCAGCCATGCACCTTCGGCATCACGACCTCAGTGCCGTCGGGCATGGCGATGAACTCGGCGTTGCGGTAGGCGCACAGCTGGAGCCCGACCTCGGGATAGATGCCGGTCTTCGAGGTCTTGTAGTCAACGAGCAGGGTTAGTCCGCCATCTGCATCGAGATCGATGTCCGGCGCGAACAGCCCACCGCCATCGAAAGCGAAGACCGTCTCGAGCGCGTCGCGATCGACCTTCAGCGTGACGATCGCATCCATCGTCCCGGCGTAATGCTCGGAGCGGTTGTAGACCGAAGCCTCGACGACCTTGAACTCGGGTTTGAAGTCGGCAAGCCACTTGTCGAAGGCGGCCATGCGACCACGGATCTCTTCTGGCCATGGAGGCCGCGGTTTTCCGAGCTTGTAGGATTCGGCGGCTTCATGGAACTTCGAGCCGATATCGGCGGCTCGGTCCCGCGAACGGAACGATGCTTCCTTCAACCAGTCGATCGCGCCCTGACGGTCGATCTTGCCGTCGGCGTTCGGCTTGAGCAACGCGTTGAGTTGCTCGATGTTCGCGCACGCGTACTCGGCGGTGAACTTCTTCGCCCAGTTGACGAGGACCTCGCCCTTCGGGAGGCCCTGGCTGATGAGGGTAGTCACGCTCCAGAACTTCTCCTTTCTCCACGTGTAGTACCGGCCGCCGGATCCCGTCGTCGCGTTACGCGGCACGACGTGCCTCCTTCTGCCGCTCCCACTTCTGGCGGTCCCGAATCGCCCTGCACGACCGACATTCGCGTCGTCCATCTGTGCACTGCGGCTCGTGGGCGAGCATCGCCGACATCCGGTTGCGCTCGGCCTGACGACCCACCTACGCCACCGCCTGCGTGCGCCCACGCCGGATGAGCAGTGCGTCCACCGCACGATCGAACGACTCCTCGTCGACGTAACGGAACAGGTCGCAGAAGCTCGACTCCCCGCGGCTGTGCCCGGTCCAGAGCTCGAAGGCGAGATCGATCAGCACCTGCTGTCCGTCCGACCACGGCAGCTCGAGAATCGACTCCCACTGGATGTCGCACCGGCTGTCGTCGATGTGCGCCTCGGTCGCGTGGATCAGGCACGGCGCACGGAGGACATGCGCGGCGGCGTCGAACTCACAAGAGGCGGTCACGACAACACCTCGGCGGGCTCGGTGGCCGCAGTCAGCGAGTCATGATTGGAAGCTTGGGGACAACTACCCCAGCCAGCGTCACCTTCGGGAAGCGCTTCACCACACACCGGGCAGCAGACGGCCGCTTCGGCACAGTCGACCGTCGCATCGATCTGCGAGGCGAAGACACGGAGCTTGCGCGCGAATCCCGCCAACTCGTCGTCGCGCCCGCTGACTGTCAGCTCCGGTGAGTCATGGTCCATCCCGAACCCCAGAGTTGCGAAGATCGTCCTTACGTCGTCCTTGTACCAACTGTTGGAGCGGATGTTGTCGACATCGGGTGAGAGCACATGAATCTGCACCGCAGCCGACTGTGTGCGTTCGCTCATGTGGGCACCTCGATCCGCCCCACGCGCAGAAGCTCGTCTTCACAGACGACCGTCGCCCGGGCGTGATCGCCTACCTCGTGCTGGACTGTGCAAATCTCAGCGCCGTCGAGCGGTCGACGCCATGACTGAACGACGACTCCCACGCCGCTGCCGAGACGACGTGGCAGTTGGACCAGATCGCCTTTCGTAAAGCGCGTCGAGGCCGTCATGCCACGCTCCGAGCCAATTCACGACGTCGCGCTCTGCTCTTCTCGCGATGACAAGTCCGGCATCGGGTCTTTCGCCGACCCTGTTTGGTCCAGTAGACCCTGGTGTTCTCGGGCGTGTATGGGTGGCCCTGGGGACAATGTGTCGGAACCCGACGAGCGCGTGTGATGTAACGAGCACGCTGGCGTTCTCGTTGGCATGCGATGCAGCTCCGCGCCCCGTTCAAACGGATATAGGTGTTGTCCTCGTCGAACTCATGTCCGTTGACGCAATGCGTCTGAGCGCGCTTCCTGGCTGCGGATCCCCGACCGCGCAGGACGTTCTCGCGAGTTGTGACCGAGCGAACGTGGTCGGGATGCGCACAGGCGCGCTTATCGCATCTGAAGTGGTCGAGTTCACGTCCGGACGGCACGGGGCCGTGTGTTTGCTCGTAGATCCATTTGTGCGCTCGGTGGTTCGTTCCGTCGGCCCAGAACTGGCCATACCCGTCCGGTGTGATGTAGCCCGTCCAGATCCAGCAGCCATCGACATCGATCCGCACGAACGAAAGGAACCGCTCCATTGGGTCGCGCTTCATCGCAGCCTCGCAAGCTCGCACCACTGCGAACAGAAACCCGGGAAGCCGCCGCACATCGGGCACGTCGGGTCTTCGAGATCGATGCAACCACCGCCCAACTCGGCAGGCAGGTGTCGGAACGGCTCGTCGAATCTCAGACCGCATTTCGTGCAGACCTCGGGATCCTCGACGACCGTCGCATCGGCTCCGAACACCTCGCGCACCACCTCCACCGCGGCTGGGAAGCGTTCCTTGGTCAAGTTCATCCGCTGGCCTTTCTCTCGGCCTTAAGCCGAGGTACTGTGTTCGCGCGCGACCTCCGCTGGCCGCGCGTTGAGAGCGACCGTTCGCGCGGTCGCTCTCTGCGTTTGCTTCTCGTTCGCATCGATCTCTTCCGCGCCGATCAGCAGCGACGGCGTGATGAGCAGGTACGCGTGCGTGTGCGCATCGAGTCGGAACGCGTGACCGCTCTCGACGGTCAGGCCGGGCTCGTCGCCGAGGTACTCACCCACACGGACGATCAGGACGTCGAAGCCGGGCTCGCGGAAGGCGATCCGGTAGCGACGTCCGACGACGAGATTCATCCCGACACCGCCCGGCTGCTGATGCGGCCCTGGACGCGTTCTTTGAACGTCACGAGGTGGCTCCGTGCCCGCAGTCCCGAGGGTTCGGACTGGGGGGGGCGCAGTCGTCACACACCCGAGCGAAGAAGCCGTCGGGCATGCGACGAGACGAGAGCGGCTTGTCCGATCCGCATACGCGACAGGCATTGGCCGTGCGTTTCATGCGACCTCACCAGCCGCTTTGCGCCTGTCGCGGGAGAGTGATTGGGTAGGAACAGACGTTCGTGGTTCAAATGGGCGCTTTTGAACCGACGAAGAACGAGGAATGTTCTTCGGGACCTCGGACGAAAGGAGACGGTTTTCAACGATGTCACACAAATGTGCGAGGGTCGCGGCGGGGTTAGGAAGCATGCCGCACCTTGTCAGTTTTCTGCGGTTTCACCCAAAAAAGAGAAGTGACGTCGGTGCCGAGCGCGGTAGCCAGACGCTTCACCACATCGAAGGAAGGATTCTTTTTTCCCTGCTCGATCTCGCAGAGATACGAGGTCGAGATGCCAGCCGCTGCAGCGAGCCGGTTGGCCTTGATCCCGCCGAGCTTGCGCATGTGGCGGAGAGCTTGGTGGTTGATTGTTCTGTCCATGCGTGGAAAGCTTACTGGCGAATGGCAGCGAAAGTCAAGAGGTTCGCCCAATGAGTAACAAGAGGACCCCTAGCCAGCCGAAACACAGGGATGTAACCCCTGGTCAGCATGTTCAAGCAGCGCTAATTCGCTGGGTTCGCTGGCGAGTTATGGCGAATTTTCTGGGCGCGCGGTACGTTTTCGGAGTGACCGCGAGGCAAAGGCGTTCGTCTGATCTGGGAAACTACATCCGTGAACTTCGAGGAGACCGCTCGGTACGGCAGATGTCACGGGATAGTGGTATCAGCCATAGTCGTTGGCGCCAGGTAGAGACGGGGGACGTTCCGCCAGCGAACACGCTCTGGAAAATGGCCCGAGCGCTTGGTGCGACCGCGTCGCAGCTTGAGGAACTCTTTGAGCGCTCCGACTACGACGCGATGTTCAGCCATCTTGCTCATGTCGGTCGGAGCAGCGTGCCAGGAATACCAAGCACCGCAGAACTTGGGATCACGGCCGATCCCACCCTCACGCAGGAGGCGAAGACGAAGGCGCTCGACTATCTGCGGATGCTCCGCGCAAGCGAGGAAGCCATCAGATGAACCGCGTCGTGCCGGTCCTTACTGTCCTCCTGATCCTCACCGTCGCATGTGGCGGAGGAAGAAAGAACGCCGCCGAAGTCAAGGCCTATTGCGCGGTCTACGACGACACCCAGCACGACATCGACATCGCCACCGTGATGTCAGGCGTCGATGCGACCAGTGACAAGGGGAGCGCCGACCTCGTGGCGGAGTACCGGAAGCGCGAAGCGGTCGCACCAACGCAGGTGCGCGATGCGTACGCCGACCTGATCGCCTACTACCAACGCCCGAGGGGTCAGCTGACCAAGCCCTCCGAGGGTGCGCGCTTCCGAAGAGCGCGCGACAAGATCGAGTCGTTCACGAAGTCGGAGTGTGGGTTCAGTTGAACGCGGCGTGAGCGCCTTGCGAGCGACGGAGGAGGAATAGGAAATGGGCAAGCTCCTGGTCTTCATGCTCGGTGCGATCGCTGGCTGGTTCGTGGTCGGCTTTATGGTGGCGCTGTTCGGAACGACCGCCACATGGGTCAACATCGTGGGTGCAGTCCTAGGCGGAGTGATATTCCTCGGCGGATACGTCGAAGCCTCCGAGAAGACCGAGCTTCGCAAGCGGCAGCTCAGAGAGCTTCGTGATCGTCAGGGCCACAACAAACCAGAGTGACACCCCGCGCCTTCGCCTATCTGCGCATCTCCCACGATCCGCGGCGCATATCGCTCTCGCCGCAACGCCAGCGCTCTGAGATCGAGCGCGTCGCCGCGGCGAAGGGTCTGAACGTCACCGAGTGGTTCGAGGAGCGGGACCGCTCCGCCTATCGAGCAGTGAAGCGGCCTGTCTTCGACGAGATGCTCGCCCGGTTGCACGAGGCCAACGTGCTGTTCGTGTGGGAGGTCTCGCGACTCGCCCGGCGTTTGGTCAAA